GGTGTATTGGTCGGTGTTCTTGTGGCTGTCGGTGTATTGGTCGGCGTATTAGTCGGTGTGGATGTGGCTGTCGGTGTATTGGTTGGTGTGGATGTGGCTGTCGGTGTATTGGTCGGTGTATTGGTCGGCGTATTAGTCGGTGTGGCTGTGGCTGTCGGTGTATTGGTCGGCGTATTAGTCGGTGTGGATGTGGCTGTCGGCGTATTAGTCGGTGTGCTTGTGGCGGTGGGAGTGTTGGTGGTAGTGGATGTAGGAGTAGGAATCTTGAAGTTCTGTACATACGACCCGTACCAGTTTGTTCCGTCGCTTAAAAAGGAAAATATGCTTGTGGAGTTCTGTTCGGTGATGGAAGGAGCGAGTCCGTCCTGCCATTTCACTCCCAAGAAACTGGCGGAGAAGGATCCGGGCTGAATCAGCACCAGGGAAAGATTCCCAGCCCTTGCTGGAGCGGGCATGGTGAATGTGCAGTCAGCGTTCAGAGTGACGGTCTGCACGTTCCCTTCGGACAGCGAGAGTGTCCTGCTCGTTCCCGAGTTTCCCAAATCCACCTGTCTGTTCGCCAGGTCCACTATGTCTCCGATGGAGACTTTATAGGTCGTGGAGCCTATCGAGGCCGGCACCACTCCCGCCCTGTCCGGCGAGCCGGACGGCAACTGGCTTATCTTGATACCCATGGAACTATTTAGTTTAGAAATTCAAAATTCAAGGCAAAAAACCGAGGGCGAGGGCCCTGACGGCAAAATCTTCTGGAATGTCCAAATATTTGTCTCCCCAGAGGTTTCTCATTCTCACCGTTCCGTCGGAAAGGAATATGGCTTCTCCGGGAGCGGGTAGGTCTTCCCTGGTCTCCGTGTGGTGAATTATGTTCATCTTCAGCCCGACGCCCATGCAGTAATTATGCAAAGCCTTATCTATCCCCATGGCATGCTCCCTGAAGTCGCCCGGCAGGAGTCGGATCGCACCCCTGATTTCGCCGAACTTTGCCGTGACAAGTTCGTTCAATTTTTCCACAGCTTCGGATGTCCAGGTCATTTCTTGGACTTCCTACCGAGCCTCGGAACGGGCCTGTCTTTGAATTCCTCCACCGTGGACGAAACATCGCGGGGTAATCCGAGGGCGAGGATCTTCTCTGCGAATTCCCTTGGAAGGACGAGAATCCCCATGACCGCGGCCGGGTTCTTCACCGCGACAGGATTTTTGCCGAGGATTTCGCCGTGGTTGATGAACTCGAGCATGTCGGAAATTCCGCTCAAAAAATGTATCTCGTCGTATCCTCGCAGGTATTTCTTCCAGGCCTCGGCCTCGTAGAAGGCCAGGTCTATCTTTTCGTATTCGTCCCTGAACATGCGGGAAAGTTTTTCGATGAGTTCCTTTTCCATCAGAGAAGCTCCCCCAAGGCGAGCATCCTCATGGCGAGGTCTTTGGGGACGAAGTAGTGGTTTATTTTCATGTGGTCTTCTAGGCCTCGGGGACGCACCACCACGCCTACCTTTCCCTCCACAACCTCCCATCCCTCCCAATTGGGCTTGTTCCTGAGCCGCACCTCCCAGACTATGCCCCTGTCGGACAGGAACTGCCCCCACTCCTTCCTCTGACGGGTGTTGATCGGCCAATTCTCGTTGGGGCCGAACAATCGCATAAACGCGGAGAAGATTATGGAGTCAAGCTTGTCCTCCACTCCGCCCGTCAGCATCCTGCTGTGGGGAAGCGGAACCTTCTTCAGTCTGTTGCGGGGCCAGTGCATGCGTCCTTCTCCTGCCTTTCCTTCAGCTTCCTCACCGCGTTCGTGAGTTCGGGAAGCCTCTCGCTCTCCTCAAATGCGCCGTCGCCCTTTGTGTTGGACACATAGACCGTATCCCCTCCGCAATCGGGGTAGTCCGCCCTGAACCGTCCGTGACGAAGACGCAGATATCCGATCTGTATGCCTTGGGCATCAAGCACATCGTATTGTTCAGGACAGGCCGGACTTGTACAAACGAGCCTAAGCCCTTCTATCTCTCGGCTCTCGGGCCAAGCCAAGTCCAATTCCTGGTCAAGTCGGGAGAGTTCCTCAAGAGCCTTCAGCCTTTTTTCTTTTTCTTCCATTTCAGTGGTGGTCGAAGCTGACCGGATCCTCCCTGAAGAGTTTTCTGATATCCCCGAACGAGGGCGGGCTGGGGAATTTTTCAACTCCGACATCAACAACCCTTGCCTTATACAGGACATTTCCCATGTCGGAGCCGTACAGGTTGCCGTGGGAGTGGCCGTGGATCATGTAGGCTCCCTTGCCCTGGCCGTTGAACGAAGCGATGGCGTAGTGACTCAAAACGCACATGTGGCCGTTTATGTGAGCCTCCATGTAGTTGGGGCAGAACACGACCCGCTTCTCCGAATTCACCTCGTAGACGTTGCCCTCAATTTTATCGAAGATCTGCTTTGTCCCGGCGGTGTGGTTTCCGAAGAGGAGGTACATAGTCCTGAAGTTTAGCATCTCGAAGTAGCTGACGAGCCTGCGTTCGCCGTCGTAGCCGAACAGCATGTCACCGAGGTTGAACACGACCCCCTCATGGGATATCTTTTCATTCCACCTCTTCACGAGGGCGGAATCATGCTCCTCGATGGACTTGAATCCCCGCTTGACATAGAGGGGTTCGTCCCAACTTTTGCACTCCTGGCCGAGGTGCATGTCGGACCAGAAGAAGACGTTGTCCTCCTTGTCCGTCAGCTTGACCGCCCTGTGGAATAAGTCCTTCATGGAATTTCTCCCAGCATCAGTATCTTGAGTGCGGTTTCCTTGTGGATTTTAATCAATAGGCCGTTGGTTCGCACAAAAATATTTTCTTCGTCCTCGCCTTCGCCTCGCTCTTCTATTACTACGGCTCCTATCTCGTTGGCGATTCGGACTATTCCATCCTTGTGGCCGCTGTTGATCCGGCGTATCAGAGCCTCCAGTCCCGATCCTTCCATCAGCCATGATCCGTCGTCGCCGGGGGTTCCCGCAAGGAAGGCCTTCCCAGCCTCCTCCGCAATCTCATCGGCGGGTATATCAAGTCTAATCCTGCGCGCCTTGTCCTCAAATATGGCACGGAGTTTGTCGGCAGATTCCTTCCAGTCGGTCATTTCAGCTTGACTCCGAAACCTACAAACAGCGAACGCAATGTGTCCCAGCCGGCCACATCCGCTTCGTAGGCCGCATCCGCAATCTCGGCCAGAAGTTTCAGTTCAAAATCAGAGAAATTCCTGCTCTTGACGACTGTCCTGAGCTCAAATATCTCCTCGTAGGCCATCTCAAGAACTGCGTCGCATACGACCTCGTATCCAGAGGGGCTCTCGGGAAAGTCCCGTCTCGTCTTCTCTATCTCGGCGAGAACGTCTTTTTTCGTTTGGGGGTTATAATTTGAATCCATTTTTGCAAGTCCTCCGCAAAAATTATAATCTGATAATATTTCAATACAAGGCCAGCGGAAGATATTTTGTTCACGGAATTGACCCAAACACCACTATTTTCTCTGCGGTCTCAACTTCAATTTGAATCCATCCGCCGGCGGGATTTGACATGGTGATCGTGTCGTTGGGGTTTATTTGTTTCCTGATCCCGCGCCAAGGCTTTTCTTCGGAGAATATGCCGCCGAGGGATTTCAACTTTCTGTTCCACTCCTCGTCTGTCCTTTGGTACATGCGGTGCAGGGCGAAGTCGGATTGGATGATACAGTAGAGTTTCTTCCATCCCTCCGCCGTGTCCATTATGCTCATGGGACATATCCTAGGACGAGAGCCTTCTCCGCCAGTTTCTTGGGAACGAGTACCCAGTGGGCATTCACCACGGACACATTGAAAGACTTCATACACACGTAGTCGCCTGGGCCGTTGTTGACCAAGTCCGCTATTTGCCCAGACGGTATCATTTTGCATCCATGGTTGTCCATGAGCGACCACCAGGCGTCGTTACGGGCTTTCTGTCCGCTTACTATTTGTTGCCCAGTGGTTTTGTTCAGCGGACAGACCTGGTCCAGTTTGGCCATGAAGATTTCAAGAAGCCTTTGATGGTTCATGTGTCACCGGCAAGGAAACCCACCTGCTTTAGCGGGTGGGAGGAATTGCCGTTTAGTATAAGAAAATTTCCTAAATAGTCAAGGAAAATTTTAAAATAGGTGCATACATACCTATTGAAGGTATGTGAAAATATGAAACTTGCGACAAAAGTCAAATTGGTGGTCAACCAAAAGGAAAAAGAGCAATTAACTCAAACAATGATTGCTTTCAACCGTGCCGCCAACTATGTTTCAAGGGTCGCATTTGAAAACAAAACCTTTGGTCAAGTCAATCTGCACAAACTTGTTTATTACGAAATCAAGCAGAAATACAACCTCTCAAGCCAATTGGCAATAAGAGCGATTGGCAAAGTGGTTGATGTTTATAAAAACAAGAAACAAAGAATTGGTATTGTTAACTTTAAAGAAATGGGCAGTATCGATTACGACACAAGAAACCTTTCAATCAAAAAAGACAATGTAATATCCTTGGCAACTCTTGGCAAAAGGATAAGTATTAAATACAAATACCATAAACCACTCAAAGATTATGATCTTTGTTGTCAAAGCGAATTAAACTTTGACAAACCAACAAACAGGTTCTATGTAAGTTTCTTTTATGATAAAACTGAACTTGCTCCATATGACACTGAAAAATTTATTGGCGTTGATTTGGGTGTTGTTAATTTGGCAACCACAAGCGATGGCGAAGTTTTCAGCGGAAAACAAGTTGAAGAATACAGAAAGAAGATCACAAAACTAAAGACTGACCTGCAAAGCAAAAAGTCAGTATCGGCAAAATACAAACTCAAGAAAATAAGTAAAAGGGAAGCGAATTACAAGAAAGATGTCAATCATTATATAAGCAAGAAATTGGTAGAGAAAGCAAATGCACTTAAGGTTGGAATCAAATTAGAAGATTTGAACTTTAAGAAAAAGGTTAAGAGCAAAGGTTACACCAAGAAGTGGAAAGACAATAATGCAAGACTGGGTAAGTGGGCTTTCTTTCAATTACGACAATTTATTGATTACAAAGCCAAGTTGTTGGGCGTTCCTGTTGTCTACATTAATCCCGCTTATACAAGTCAAACGTGCAGCAAATGTGGTCATTGCCATGAAGATAATCGCTTGAATCAAAGTGATTTTAAATGCTTGTCTTGCGATTATGAAAATAATGCTGATCTCAATGCTGCAATTAATATTTCAAGGGCTTCTATCAACAAGCCTATTGTGGATAACCGCAAGGTTAAATCACAAACCCAGTCCCTTTAGGGGCTGGGTAGTTGATATTTCCTCCCAGTCCTTGGCTATGGTATCCGCGATTTCTCGAAAGGGGCATCCGTTGTCGTTGAGTTCCGCTAGGGTTTGCGAGCCTTCGTAACCGTAGTCGTAGTGGTCAGAAGGCAAGAACCCTTCGTCCGAGTCCATTCCGGCCCACATCATGACCTTCTCTGGCAATGTCTCCCAAGAGTCCTCGAACTTGTACGCCTTGCTGTACTTGGGGAGGTCATCGTCTGGATCGGGGGATCGCGGCTCAACCTTAAGCTTTCTCTTGTGTTCCTTCTGGTACAGTTCGCAGAGGACCCCGAGGCAGCAGTGCCTTGTCACACCCCGCTTGCTCTTGAACTTGAGAGCCTTCTTTCCTTGCCTGTACTTGCCGGAACGCAGAGCCTTGACCCATTCGTCCGCGATTTTCTTCTTCATTTTTTCGCCTTCTTTCGCTTTGCAATTTTCTTTTTGCACTTCGGGGTGGTGGGGACTTTCTCAAGAAAGTCCTTGTATGAGAACCACACCGACTCGCCGGTGGCGTCCAAAATGAGTCCCGATCCGAAACGAACCTTTTTGATGCCGTTCTTTCTTTTCCTGCCCTCGAAGGGCTTGAGCCTTACGGTTGCGCAGCCTGTCCCGGCGCAGTTGGTGCAAACAACCGCATGGCCGGGGCCTTCCATGAAACCCCTATAGAGTCCGGTTCCGCCGCAGCTGTCGCACTCGGCATTGAAAATTATCTTTTTACTTGACTTCATGGTCCTCAATCTCCATTTCGTAGTATCCGCCCTTGTAGTGGGAGGTGTCGCCGAAGATCCTTCTTTCGGGCTTCTTCAGCTTCCTGTTCTTGACGAAGTTCTCCGCGTCTTCCTGCTTGGCGAAGACGCTCACGATTTCCTTGTTGGGGTGGGCTGTCCAAGCGCCTCCGATTTCGTCCTGGTACACGCCCTCCGTCGTTCCGATGACGATATAAACTCTCATGTTGTCATATCGTCCAAAGCCTGCATGTGTGGACAATTCCACTCATGGGGATTCTTGTCCGGGTAGCGGGCGTTCACATCATCCAAGAGTCGCCTGACGGCGAAGCGGAGTTCAAATTGTTTCTCTAACTCCTTAGATGCCTCGTGGCACATCCGGCCGACAGGGACAATGGTGCTAGAAGGGAAGTTTCCTTCTCCTTGAATCACCAGACGGTGGTCTTCCGGAACGGACGCCAGAAGCTCGTGCAGGGGGACTTGTTTTTCAGTCATTTTCGTTCCTTTTTAAGTGCGGGCGGCGCACCCTTCGGCATTAGTCTTGGGTTTGAATCAACTTTGATTTGCCCGAGCGATTTGTCCTCTGTGATTTTGATGGATTCTTGAAGGTGTCGGTTCTTCTCCGCGTCGTCCATGAGATAGGCGAACAGGCATTCCAATCCCACGGGGACGGCAAAGAACAGCACGATGGCGAGAGCGAGATAGATCATATTTCAGACTGCCAAAATCTGGTGGCGTCCTTCGTAGGTCTCACATCCGTAAACCGTATTGTACTCGTGATAATGAGGATATTGCCTACTCGCCCTGATGAAATCGTCTACCGATTGGGACAGGGAGCCCCTTTTCTCACAGACCGGCACCTTGATCCCATACTGAATTTCAAGCTTTTGCATTTCTTCTGGACAGATGAGAACCACCGACTTGTCGCCCAAATTGCGTCGGAAGAAAATCGCGGCAAAAAAGATTGAAAAAAGATCTCTTCTTTTCATTTTTTCTCCTTGAGCTTCTCCACATCCTTCTTCACCCTCTTCAGCCTCTCGTTCGTGTTGCAGCTTGCCTCGGCAAGAAAGAGCGAAACCATCACCCATGCGACCGTCATCGCGATCCTGTTCCATCCGTTGGATTCGGTGTCAATCATGCTAGTCTCCGGTGATCCATTCGGCGACAAGTTTGCGCAGAGACTTTGACAATTCGGCCGCCTCTTTGCTCAGGGAGTCCGATGTGAAGGCAAAGGCTCGCATGAGCTCGTCAACGAGGATCAGGGCGTCCGCATCCTCTTTGTTATGGTTCCGCCGGAAGTCGTCAACCAGGTTTTTCAAAACTTCGCTCATGAGAGCATTATAGTCTTGATTCCTTTCAACGTAAAGTTCAAGGAAATCCACCCAACGCCAAGACCCTCGTGGCGAACTCCATGGGGACTTCTATGATCTGAGATGTATTCATGCCCTCGTTCAAGTCCACCACCAGATATCCCCGTCTTCTCTTGTTGTCCATTTTGAAACGGCCGCCCCAGCCCTGGAAATAAGCTTCCAACTCCTTGATGCTCTTCCATCTTTGTCTGTCCGGGCTCGGGTCGCCGACCCACCTCGGCAGCGGCGGATAGGTGAGCCCGTTGGCTTTATAGGCAAGCTCTCTGAATATCCTGGCCTTCTCCTCGTACCTCATGGCAGGAATCCTAGCGCCAGAGCCCTGTCCACGAACTCTATTGGGAACTCCGCGACAATCTGGGGTCTGCCACATGCTTCTTCTCGAATAAGGAGAACCAGATATCCTCTGCGCTTCCTCATGTCCGCCTTGACCCTGCCGCCGATGTCCTCAACATAATCCGCGAACTGTTCCTTGTTCTTCCACCTCAGCCTGTCGGGCCCGCTGTATCCCCGTGCGATGTTGGTGTTCCAGAGCAGTTCCTTGAATTTTTCGGATTTCTGGCGGTGTGTCACGGGAATCCTCCCAAAGCCAGAACCTTGAAGGCGAATTCCTGTGGAATTGAAATAAGATGCAATTTGCTCAGCGGGTCAAGGACGAAGAAGACGTCCTCGTGGTCGGGAAATTGCATCGCATACGCAATGTGTCCTTCAGGGGTCCGATCGGGAGCGTATACGATTTTTGTCGTCCTGAAGCCCATCTCGTTGATATATTCCGCCCATTTCTGGAGGGAACGGTGCTGTTCAAACACCTTTTCCCACTTTTCATTCAATAGGGCGTGGAGTTTGGTGCATCCCATTTTAGAGTTCATTTTGACGCCTCACGGCAGACCCAAGACGAGAATTTTGCTGGCGGTCTCTTCGGGAACGACGATGAAGCCGCCCGGCGGGTTTGAGACTATAAAGTCTTTGCGCGAAACTTGGAGGACTTTGTATTTTGATCCTGGAATACATCCGAGTGAATTCAAATAAGCATTCCATTCGCGAGCCAGCGGAACGCATGAATGATCATTGCAGGCGAAAATGAATTTTTCATATGACATCTCAATGTATTTCATGCGAAAGACATGACCAAGTTTCAAATTTTCAGCGCAACCCATCCTGTCCAGCGCTTCGCATGTTTGTCGCGTGGGCCAATCAAACAAATCGCAAAGGACTGACTCGACGGATTCTATTATTTGTTTCAGCACGTTGTCGTCCTTCACAGAGAGAACTCCGGGAAATCGCCGAGGACTATGGCCTTGAGTGCGGTCTCCTTGGGGACGGCGATGTAATTCATGAAGCCACTCATGGGATTCACGCAGACCACATGGTCTTCAATTCCCGGAATGACCTGATCAAGAATATCAAGGATGGCCGAACTATGATATCGGCGACATCCGATCTCATCAAGGTAATCACACCACAAGCGCTCCACAGGCCATTCGTAGGGATCGCCTATGGCTTTCGCGTGAATCTCGTTCAGCCTCTTTTTCAGGAGTTTGTATATCTTGTCGGTCATTTTTGCTTGCTTGCGGGCGGAAAATCACCTACTACGAGGGCCTTGAGCGCAGTCTTCTTGGGAATCCACACCTCCTCCACAGACCCTTTGCCGAAAGGAGGGCTTGAGGGATTACGACAGATCACGAAGTTCTCCGATTCCGAAAGAGGGGTCGATGGAGGGCGGACATGGTCAATGACTGCACATCCTACGCCTTCAAGGTAATTAAGCCAAATGTCATTCAGGCCTAGAATGCGTTCTTCTTTTTTGACGGCGATAAAGGCTCCGACCAGTTCATCAAACCTCTTCTTCAAGAGCAGGTATATCTTGTCGGTCATTTCAAGTCCATTTCCGGCAACGCGTCGAGAGCCAAGGCCTTTAGGGCGACATCCTTGGGGAAAGCCACTGTATCTTTCCATTCATTGGAAGGGCTGGGAATGTTAAAGAAGTCGCCTGATTGGAGGCCCTTTTTGCATCCCAATTCCATAAGATACCCGTACCATATCGGCTTCAGATGTATCGGCCAGCGTTGGGGGTCGCAACAAATATCCCCGAAGAAGACCATGAGATCATGGTGTCTTTCCTCAAGCATTTTGTAGAGACTTTCAGTCATCTTCACTAGAAAGTCCAAGTCCTCTTGCCTGCCAATCAGATGGTCTGTCGGGTTCATCTCTCTTTAGCCGCCTCGGCGAGTTGCGCCATCAGTCTTTCAATCTCGTCCTGGTCGCAGTCTACGGCTCGCATCGGGACATATTCTATCTCCTTCAGGAAACTCCTGACCAAAGACTTCAGGTTCTTCAATTCTTTTTCACCGTTCATTGGTTTTCCTTTTCTATGCCCACTTCCATCATTAACTCTTCGCCGCTGACATTTCTGCTGATCACGGTGTAGTTCCCGTGGAAACTGTACAGGTTTCTATGGTAGTCCACAAATGTGTTTCCATCAAAGCGCTTCAGGTTTCGGTATGTCTTGCCCACGCTGTCTGTCACATCAAATACTTGATATGTTGTTTCTGGGTCTATCTTTGACTTGGAACATAACATTGAAGTCACAAAAATCACGAAAATCACTGTGAAGACGCCAAAGACCGCCCCGATGAAGATTCCGTTTCCTTCTGGCTCGTCGGATCGTGTTTGTCCCATCATTTGCCTCCAGTTGATTTGATCCAAGATTCCATATACGAGATTATATTCTGCGTCCCTATCGGGTTCGCGCTGTGGACTTGGTACTTGGGCGGTTTGGACTGGCCGTCCCAGATTTCATCCACGAGCCTTTTGAGGAAGACCATGGTCGTGTCCTCTCCGCCAAGGTCGTGGTCAAGGCTCATGAAGTCGGGGATTCCTTTTTCCTTGATGATTTCCACCGCTTCCTGTGTAGACCGACAGACGATCCAATCTTCGTCGGGCGGGTTTCTCATGTCGTCTAGGAACAAACGGTACATCATTTCAATCCCTGACCGAGCATTCTAGACGTTTTTGGCCCGATTGGGAACTCGCCGAGCGCGGCAGCCTTCACGCCCAGTTCGTACGGAATGAGGATTAGAGTCGTGGACTCCCAAGGATGAGCCAAAAGGAAGAATTTCCCTTCGCTAATGTTCAGGAGTTCTGCGGTCCTGCGGCCGCCGGGGCTGTACTTCAGTTCCAAAAAGACCTCCTTGGGGCATCGGACTTGGGAGCATCCGATCTCCTCCAGGTAGTTCTGGATCATGGAGTATTGGCTGCACGGCCATTCATCTATTTTAGCCCTGTCGTGGAAGTTGAAGTTCCTGCTGTACCAGGTGGACATTTCTTGAATCCTGCAGAGGATGAGCTTGAAGACTTTGTCCCTCACGGGAACCCTCCCAAGGCGAGAGCCTTCAGGGCAAGATCGTTTGGGATGATAACGAAGCTGTGGAAGCCCAGATTCGCCGGGTTCACGATGCACTGCGTCCCTTCGGGGGCCTTGGATTTCGCGTACTTCGCATGGCTCCACCCTCGCCGCGGACGGACGATATCTATTTTTAAGCATCCAATGCCCTCAAGATATTCCGCCCACTTATGTATGATTGAAGGAGTCCAGAAGGCCGGACACCTAGCCGAGTTATTTCTGCAGATTTCCTCCGACTTCTTGAGCAGAAGACCGTACAACTTGGTTTCCAAGATGGCAGTGTCAGTGTTCATCTGAATTCGGCAAGGAAACGGCAAGCTGTTGAGGAACGAGCCATGTGTCAATTGGCTTATAGTAGACACTGTGGAGAAGGCTCCGGTGATTTACAAGCCCACTCCCTTTAGGGGGTGGGTAATTGACGGCAAATTCTTCAGATCCGGCTTATCTCCTCGCCGAACCTGTTCCTTAAGTTTCTCGAACTCCTCTTCCGTCATAGGGCACTCCGGGCAACGAGTAATGGGGGCCGAAGGCTTCCAAAACCGATCTTTGTGGAGTGTAGTCCATTCGGCACCGCAACCGGAACAGACCTGCGTCTCTCGGTTTGACGGCTGTCTCTTTAAAGCAAAATACAAGCCTATACAACCAACAAGAAAAAGAACCAGTCCGACAAAAATATAAAATATGAAGAGGGCAGCTTCGGTCTTGATTGATTCGCTATTCATTGCGTTCTCGCATCTTTTGAATTGAAGGGCTGTCGGGGAAATATCCGAGGGTCATGGCGCTCATGGCCAGTTCCTTGGGGATGCCAACTCTATGGTACTGCGCAAGCGGATCCTGGATTATTATAAGGTTTTCTTTGATCCATTCAATGTCAACTTTCTGGCCTTGGAGGTCCGAGAAGGAGAGGTTCTCGATTTCGTCCTCCATATCGTTCTCCTTGAACCACCCTGATCGTACGAATAAGACCATGCCCATCTCTTTTAGGTAGGTTTCCCAAAGTTCTTTGTTTTCTACGGTCCTCCATTCCGCGCCGGCGTTTTGATAGTGCAAATCGGCGATGTTGAAGAGTTTTTCGTTGAGCAGGTGGTAAATTTTGTCTTTTGTCATGCGGGTTGAATCATCTTCTTGATTGAAGGGCTGTCGGGAAGGTATCCGAGAACAAGGACTTTCAGGGCTAGTTCCTTTGGAACATCGATGAACATACTGACACAGAGAGGGTCGCTGATTCTGCAGTTGTCTATCGAGACCTCGCGCCGCCAGTCCTTGTGCGAACACATTGTCCTCTTGAGACCCAATCCTTCAAGGTACGCCGTCCAAGCGGACTCCAGCTGAAAGAATTTCTCTATTTTAACCATGCTTAACTTGCTAGATTCGGCCGGGTCGCTTTCCTCGTATATCTCGTCAGATATCCGCAAAAGTCTGTCGTCAAGCAGTTTGTATATCTTCTGGGTCGCGTCCTTTTCGCCCTTCCCCATCTTGAAATTTCGCTTCATGAGTTCCTCAGGCGTTCCAGCGAGGGGCTGTCGGGGAAGTATCCGAGAATAATGGCCTTCATGGCGAGCTCCTTGGGGATGCCCAACTTCCAGATGTCCCTTGAACCCCCCTTCCCCGACGGGTTCTCGACGAAGTAGTGTTCGGTCTCCCTTCCGAGAAAATGAACTTCTACTGCGGGGTGGACTATGTTCATCTCCCGCAGGTATTCGTCCCACAGATTTCGTTCGGCGTGTCCGTGGGTCGTGCGGCGGGCCGGAGAACCGTCGAGACCGATCTGCCGCCGGAAGGCGCTGCGCCAAAGAAGACCTACCTCAAGCCACTTGTCGTTAAGGAGGAGGTACAACTTGTCCGTGTCAAGCATCATGCGAAACAGCCCAGCGCCAATGCCTTCAAGGCGATCTCGTCGGGAATAGCCAAGACACAGTCAAGGTCGTTGGGGTCCACCAGAACGACGACGGGGTCATTGAGCGTCTGAAAAAAGATCGTCTTTATGCGGGGGTTGTTCGTGTCCATCCTGGCGCCGCCGAATGAAGTCAAGTATTTCTTCCACGCCTCGTCGTCCATCCAGAAGTCGCGATTGTACTTGTCATTTAGGAGCTGGGCGAGCTTGAAGTACTGATCGGAGTCTAATTTCAAGGGACACCTCCCAATACGAGGACCTTCATCGCCATGTCGGCATCCACCTCGATGTAGGGAGTGGTGGCTATCACAAAGTGGTGGTGCGGGAACGGATTCCTTATCACGACTTTGTTTGTCAACTTCAGGTATGCTGGCTTGGGGTCATGCCCCTGGCTTATGTGCGCGGTTCCGACGGGACAGGGCCAGACCGTCGCCGCCCAAGAGGATGTAATTGCGTCCCGTGCGTCCATTTCCTGGCTGAATTCGCGCCACTTCTCCAGCGGGAGGTCGGCAAGGATCGTAGTCACCTTCTCAAGCGATTCCTTGTCCCACTTCACGGGAATCCTCCTAGCGTCAGGACCTTCATGGCGAATTCCATGGGGACTTCTAAAACTTGCGGCATCCATTCGTCCTCACTTATGTTCACAACAAGGTAGCCTTCTCTTTTTTCGGCGTACGGTGTTACCTTGCCACCCACGCCTTCAAAGTAAACTTCCAGCTCCTTGAGACTCTTCCATTTTTGAGGAAGCCCGTCGCCCACCCAGGTGAAGGTCTCGCCGGCTTCGGAGCTCTCCAACCGGAGGCCATTCGCCCTATACGCCAACTCCTTGAAGGCGCGGGCAATTTTCTCATAATCCATGACAGAAGCCCCAGATGCGGTAGATTTTGTTTTTCACGGGAAACCTCCGAGAATCAAGACTCTTGTAATAACCTCGTTGGGAAAGGCCACTCCATGGAGCGAGTCTGCCGGGTCATTAAGCACCACGGTTCCCTCAATCTTGTTGGGCGGAGGAGCCATGTGTCGCCACCCATTCCCCTCTACTCCCAAAACACAGCCCAAACTGAACAGGTATTCTTTCCACTCGCTTCTGTCCGGACTCCAAATCTCGCCACGACTCTTTTCAAAGTACCTTTTCCACAGCATCTCGTTCAGTTTCTTCTTTGTCTCGTACGAAAGATTCACGGGAAACCTCCGAGAGTCAAGACCTTGAGACCGATCTCTAACGGGATGTATATTTTACGCACCACTCCGCTCGCCTGCCCTAATACGTCGGGATCATATGCCTCATAGCGCTCCACGACTATGGGACTGAAAGAACAGCCGATGGAATGTATATAATCTTCCCATGATTTCGTCGTCATGTAGAAGTCCCGATCATATTTAAGAACGAGAAGATTTTCAATCAGATTGGCCTTTTCTTGGTTCATGGCAGACCCAGTGTCAGTATCTTGTCCATCATGTCTTCGGGAATTTGAATATACCTTTGTTGCCACTCCAGATGACACGAGGGGTCAAAGATGCCGTCATTCTTGTTGAAAGTCATTCCGAGCGACTTGAGATATTCATGCCACTTCATCTTTGCCTTGGCGAGACCCAAATAGTCAAAATTGATTGATTGTTTTATCTCTTTGTTTTCAAAGCAGTCTGTATACTTTCTTTGAAGAATGTCATAGACCTTCATCTTCCTCGGGTCATCGTGGTGGGGATGTTGATTTGCGGCCTTCACGATTTCAAAAAGATCTCTCATGGCAGGCCTAAAACCAATATCTTCTCGGCGGCTTCCCTGTCTATGACCAGATATCCGCCAAAGGGAGAATCAAAAACCCAATCACTGGGCTTTTTAGAAGACCATGGACTAGCGACGGGAAGAATAAATCTGGCTCCCGCTTTCTCCATCCTTCTCCTGAAGGCTAATTCGCCCCATTCTTTCAATTGAATATTCGCGAGGTCGTGCTGGTCGTACAAAAAATTCTGGAATCGGTCGTGGATGGGGCCGTTGCCCAAGAAGGGGTCGGGGGCTCGACGGCCGCCCAAGAGCGAATGCCACCCGCGATCATCGTTGAATTCAGCGGCTTCGTTCATGGCAGTCCCAGCACAAGTATCTTCTCGGCGTATTCCCTTTCAATCACGATGATATTGTCGTAATTCACGTGGTTTCGTATCGCAACCGCGTCCAACGGACCCTCATTGATGAGATGCACCAGATTGTCGGCGTGAAGGCTTCTCACATGGGGCCCTTGCTCGGAGAGGTACTCCTCGATTTTGTCCGAGATTATGGCACCGATGTTGTCATATCTCCTCACGGTGTCGGCGTCCAGCGTTTTGAATGAGTGGCCCACGCGGGCGTTGTTCCTTATTTCGTCCAGTTTGTTCCTGAAAATTCCGTACAGTTTTTCTGTCTTCTGCTCGTTCGTCATATTCGGCGTCGCGTTCATCCTTCTCTCCATTTGGCTTCCGGGTGCGGGTTTTTTCGAAGACTTTTCACTTCGGACCCGGGTCGTCCGTGTCCGGGGACGGGAAAAGCCTGTGGAGCGCCCAAGTCAAAAAGATAATAACCGGGGTGGCAACCAACATGAAAGCCATGGCGAATCCCATGGCTAGGACGAAAGCCGCCGCGAATTCCCTTGCAGATTCCATTATCAGTACTCTTCCATTTTCTCTATTTTCTTGAGTATCGCCCTGAGCCTGAAGGCGGTGACCCAAGAATAAAAATACAAGTAGGCCACAACGATGACAAGCCAATAATTTAGAGATTCTTGTGAAATCATTTGAAATCGGCCTCAAAACTTGCAATTTCAATCCACTTTTCCCCATTGTACTTCAGATGAGTGAAATGTAAAGAAACTGGTTTGTCGTCCTTGAAGACGATGTTTGCGTATCTCAACTGGTCCCAGCCCACGCACATGTTGGTCAGAGCATCCCAAGGGCGTTCCCCGTGCTCGGTTAGTTGGCCGGATTTCTGCTTCACGTCCACCATGCCGTCTAGATGGGGAGCGAAGTAGTTCTTCCTCCCCTCGGGTTGTTCTATGTCGGCGTCAAGCCTCCACAGGCATGTCTCCCTTCCCCATTTTGTCTTGTTGCAATACCCGGAGTGCTTGGTCAGCCTGACCCCCGTCACCTTGACGACCTCGGTTCGCCCTCCTATGTGTATGGACTCCACCGTGCCTGAAGCGCCGTTTGAGTAGTGAACGCTCCGACCCCCTAAAGGGAGTCGGCTTCTAGTACCGAAGTACAAAGATTCCGTCCCGAATCTCATACTTACTATAGTGTTAATTTTTATTTTTTACACAGTTAACCGCCATTCATCCCAGCCCCTAAAGGGGACTGGGTTTTCTGGGCGGGAGGCGTATAAATGACGTCGTCGGGCGCCTTCAACGTCTGGGGTTTTTCTGCGAACATCAAACGAAACGAAACAAGCCCAAAACGTCGTCGGCGAACATGGCGACCCCCAAGTGGAAGACAATCAGGAAGAGAACTTTTATGGCATTAATCATGTTATTTCCTCACGGCAGCCCTAGGGTGGCGATCCTCATGGCGGTTTCAAAATCAACCTTTATCAGCCTGTCCCACGCCTTGCTGTCCTTCAACTGGGTGAAATGATGTTCGTCGCGGAATATGATTTCCCTTTCTGAATCCAGAACAAAGGTTTCATCTGTGAATTCGCACCCCAAAGAAATGACATATTGTGTCCAGGCATCTTTTGAAAAGGTGCCCGACCTCTTCATGTCCTTTCCCTTCTCCGTGAGGAGCCTGTAGAGCTTCAGGGAAAGCCCCTCAGTGGGATACAGACCCTTTTTCGGCTCCTTGAAATAGTATCGGCTCATTCCCAGCACTCCCCGATGATGTCGTAGATCAGTTTTTTCTGTCCTTCTGTGAACTTCCACCTCACATTGACATTCTTGTCGGCCCAGTCCTTGGGGTTGCTGCCGAGTTCCTTGGACATTGCCATCCAGTCGGCACACATCTCGGCGATGTCGAGTTCGGGCATGCTTGTGGCATCCACGATCTCCTCTGGGGGCGCGTCCCTGTTCTCCTTGTTGATGAGGCCGTCCTTCCTCGGGCTGTGGTACTCGGGGTGGTGGGAGTTGGTGGTGACATGGTGGAGGGTGGCCTCGTGCATCCTGTCCTCTATCTCCTTCGGAACCTTGAATTCCTCGCCGTCCTTCCTGCATTTGTACTTCCAAGTCACGAACAGGTAAGGGGTGTACTCCGGCTCCTTGAACTTGCTGTCGTCGTGGAATTTCTTTCTATCCAGAAGTTCCTTGAAGCGGCCATCGTGCTCTGCGATTCTGTCACAGAATTCGCCCACGAGAGCAATATGTCTACGGGTTCTTTTCTCAAACAGAGACTTCATTTCCTCTGTCGGCTGGCTACCCGCCCATTCGCTGAATGTCTTCATGTGGTCCCCCAATTGCAGCCGGCGGGTAGAGGCTTCGGCTCAGTAAAGTAGATATCTTCAATCCGCCTTTCCTCGCCCTCAAAACAGGCCGCCGGACCCGAGAAGGTCGCCTTAAATCCGTCGCTGAATGTTATGACGACGCTCTGAATCATGTCGACTTCATTTGAAAATTGCATTGTCTATTCCCCTGTCCCTCTCTAGGTTGAATGCGTATGCGGTCTTGGTTCCGTCGGGCTTCATGTCATTGACGAGCATCCTCGCCCCGGTGGGCAGACCGCATATCACATGGTCGACCCTTATGCCGTGGGACTCTAGGAACCTCTCGATGCGTTCCTTGTCATCGCACGTCCTCGCGGTCGTGATGACCACATGATCCAGTTCATCCACCACCTCATCGAAGAAAGCCTTGGTTCCCTCGAGGATGGTGTCGGTCTCCATCATGTGGCTCCGCTGGGTCACGAGCGTGCCGTCGAAGTCAATGAACCATGTCCTTGGTTGTTTTGTCATTTTCAATGCCACATTCCTTGAAGGTACTTGCCGAACAGGCGCATGGCGTTCTGGATTCGGTCGTGGAACTTCCTAGAGGCCTCTATGTCAAACTTGCCGTCCTTGTGGAATTCGGTCTCGCCCGCGTCGTCCGCGATCATGTTCTCAAACCCCCAGATGATCTCGTCAATCACCCATTCCCAGCGCAGGTGGAAGTTGTTGTCCGAGTATCCGTTTTTCGCCTCCTCCTCGGTCAAGGGCTTGGCGACCGTGGACCTAAGATGCTCAGGCACATCTTCGTCGTCCACATGAGGGGAACCATGCTTCTTCTCCTTGAGTCTCTTGAGGAGAGGAAGGGCGATGAGCGCGATGGTGTTGTCCATTCCCCATACGTCGTAGTCGTGAACCACGACCCTAACGGTTCTCTTGCGACGGGCGTGTATCCACTCGCACAGGTCCGAAAGGGGCGTATCCGCGAGCCATTCGCCGACCCGGTGCGTTTTGGATTTTGAAAATCCCACGTATCGCAGCAAGTCGGCGATCTGGTATGGTCCCCACCAGTTCTTGTAGGGTCCGATATAAACTTTCAACTCAGACTCCTTTCCATCCACTCCCTGACCTTTTTGAGAAGACTAACGATCTTGGCGCTCCGCTCAGAATCATCGTCGGCCATTATATTTGAAGCCATCAGCAAAACAAACCTTTATATTTCATGGCATTCCCTTTCATTTGACGGAAAATTCGGTCTTTTCTGTGGCACAAGAAATGCTTTGTTTCAATTTAATGGAACACAAAAACGCACGCAATGCGGCGGAGGCCGCTGTTAATTTGATCGCAGAAAAGAAAAGACGACGCAAGAAATATGCAAACAACGAAAAAGAATCCTGGATTTCCCGCCTGATCCGTTTCTTGAGAGTCAACGGAGTGACCCGAGGAAAGGATGCCGTCCACAATGTGACTGCCTATGAATCCGGCACCGCCGGTGACAAGAATTTTCACGGGTCGTTCCTTGAGCCGGGAGGGAAGTCCTTGAAATATTCCGCCACCCAGTTGTTGGACGGGCCGAGGATCATCCTTCGCTCTATCAGCTCGCTCGTCCTGAATCCTATGCGATAAAGAACCTCGCACAAAAGGTCGTACGTGACCGAACCGACATGCGAATATAGTTCCTTCAGGACGCTCTGAAGTCTCCTCGGAGCCTCTTTGTCTAGCCAGTCAACCACATCCTTGAAGAATCCCCGATCTTCCGTGCGGTTCATAATATCCTCAATCATGGACTCCTCGGTGGGAGAAGGGAGAGGCTCAAAGTAGGTGGAGGCCACCGTAACGCCCGGGATGGTGGCGACCGTCGTTGGCCATTTGTAATCTTTGCTCTTGATCTCCCATGTATATTCGGAATTCATATTGTTTATAGTCCATGACTTGTAGTTAGTGTCCATTTAGGAAGTCCTCCGCACCGATTATAACAGACTTTAGAGGCATCTCAAAATGATTCAGAATTTTACATGACCGTGGTCGTGAGTGTCCCTTTTAGGCGTAGGGTTCAAATTTTTCTGTCATGGTTCAATCCCAATCTACGGCTTGGAGACTGTTCGGGATTCAAGTGGACTTTCCTCAAGATATGCCCAGGCCTCAAATTCAGACACGTCCCCCTTCTTGCAGCCGTACATTCTCATCAGTTCCGGGTATCCCGTGGGGTAGATGAGCATTTTCTTGCCGCCCCACTCCTCCAAGGCGGCGATGGCGACAAATCTGCGTTTGTCTTTCGTTTTCGGCTTGGAAAGAAGCAACAGCCTCGTACCAATCGGTATTTCTTTTATGTTTCTATTCCACATGTTTTACTTTTCAACTTTCTTCAACTTTTCTATGAATTCCTGCATTCCGATTTCAAATCCTTCGCCGCAGCAGACGGGGCTGTCCCATGTGATCTGATTCTTTTCGATCAAATCCCATCTCGCCCGGCATTGGGGACATGCCTTACAATGTTCCTGCGTTTTTGGATAGTCCGAAAGTTTCAGTATGGGCGGTTCTGGAAGATTGTCTTTGAAGGGCGGTTTGGGATCAATCAGGTTCGAAATAACAAGCGAAATCAAAGTGAAATTGACAATCCAAGACAAACACCAGAATATTCGTGAAGTCGACTCTTTCAAGATGAAACCCGCTTTCCAGCCTGTGTTCCTAGAAATTTCCTGAACAACCATCTTCTCCACGGCTCCTTGGGGGGCGTTTCGGACTCCCAGAAGGTGCCGTCGTCCCTCATCGCCGCGGCGGCGGGGCCGTACTTGAGGCCGAGGGCGATCTTCTTCTTTTCAGGTTCCGTCAGTTCGAAAGACTGAATCTTGATGATGCCGTCGTGGACGATTTCGGTCTTTCTCGGAACCTTTTTGAAATCCATGTGGGGGGCGATGTCGTTGTCAAAAAGTTGTGCCATTTGGCGCCGTGAACGCTCCGACCCCCTAAAGGGAGTCGGCTTCTAGTACCGAAGTACAAAGATTCCGTCCCGAATCTCATACTTACTATAGTGTTAATTTTATTTAGTTAACCGCCATTCATCCCAGCCCCTAAAGGGGACTGGGTTTTCTGGCGGGAGGCGTATAAAGTATTGCGTTCTGCATTCGTCATGCCAGTGCCGAATCCATTCTTGTCCAGCCCGTAGTCGTGTCGCCATGTGAGACACATGGATTCAATGATCTGCTCACGCGTCTTAATTAGAATTTCTCCAGCATGCCGTTGACTATGCAACCCACCAGAAGCCCGGTGAACACGGCGGGGGCGTTGCGGACAACCTTCTCCCATCCGGGAGGGTTGCCCATAGAAGCCATCACGCCTCGCACAACCTCGGAAGAAAGCCCGGAGGCGTCCTCTGCGATCATAGAGCCGACGGCATCGCCTATGGCGTCCACGAGCGAATGCGGGTGCAGGCAACCTCCCTCGCAGTGCGTCCATGCGTGCTGGAGGTTGCTGGAGGAGGTGCCGGAGATGGTTTCAGAGACCTTATCGCACGCCTTTCTGGCTTTGGCAATTTTTGACTTGACACCCTTGACCTTTTCAATGTCCTTCAAGAGCAGGTCATCGAGGACGACCTCTCCTATCTTTTTTGACCCGCCGAAAAAGAACTTGATCCTCCATTCGGGAGACTTTCCCGCAAATGAATTGCCGAGTTCAAAACGGACGCCACTTTTGAATCTGAGATGGGGGATTGCGGAGCGGAATCGCCTCTGTGCCGAATAGGAGCATCCCGGCTTGTCAGGCTTCGTCTTCGCAGGAGATTCCGAAGGGATAGAAAAAACCGATATTGCGGAAGAGGGGTCAAGAAGATTGGAAACGGGGGTTCCGAGCATCGCTTGAGCTATATAGAAGGAGAGAAGGGGCGGAACTGCGTTGCCCACCATCTTCAGCTTCTGCGAATGGCTGTCCCCGTAAAACTGGTAGTTTAGGGGAAAGGACTGCAGGCAAGCGCGTTCCCTCACAGTGAGCCTTCTAAAACCCTTCTCCGTGCACACAACGATACTTTCACGCGAAACCCTAGTGCATGTCGCCGTAACCGTCCTAGAAGGCCTGTGGGGGTCGTCGGGAAACGACATGTTGTTGTAGACCGGATGAAATGTCTTCATCTCCCGATTTATCCTCTCCTCCTCGGGGGAGAGAACGTCCTCGGGATCGTGATCCAACAAGCGAGATTGAGGAAGAGAAGTCCCGTATATGGGGTCTTGAACAGGATCGGAGGAAAGGGAGGAGATCACGTCTCCGAGGGAGCGGTTCGGAAGGCCGTCACGGTAGGAGAAGAGGAGGTCAAAGTCAAAGTTGCCCGCGATGCACCTCTGCCTTCTCTGCGGCACTCCCCACTCGGAGGCGTCGAGTACCATGATCCTGGGGTTGAGACCGGCAAACCTGTGCAGCACGCCCTCCTGACAGAGTTCTCTCTCCATGATCGTGGCGAGCCGGGGCACGTTCTCCATGGCCCAGAAGCGGGGTTTTATGGCGTCCACGATCTCAAGGAACTTCTCCACATCCTTGAGTCCCTCGTATATGTTTCCCTTGCCTCCCCTGTTGGCGAGGGAGAAGTGGGTGCAAGGGGGGCTTCCGACGATCAGGTCTACCTTCGGAACAGACGAGGAGGGAAGCTGCCTTATGTCCAGGCACTCGGTCTTGTGGCCGTTGTTGCGGAGGTTAGTGTCGTTGGCCCTGTTCCACCACTCGTAGGACGAGACGACATCTATCCCAGCCATCCTGAGTCCTAGAGACCAGCCACCCACCCCCGAATAGAGATCGACTGCGGTTGGCATCAGGCATCCTTCTCCGCGGACTCGTAGCCGTCCTTCTCTGCCTGCTCGTCGCAGAGAGTCCTGTACCAGTGTCCCTTTCTGCACAGACGACCGGGTCTTCCCGTGACCTCGCACGTGAAGGCGCTCATGTTCTCCGCCATTCTTATGACGCCGGCTATGTACTCGTCGTGTCCGTTGTCATAGACCCTGAGCGTGCCGAACTTCTCCTTTATCTGGAAGAACTCGTAGTCGGAACGGGTTTCCATCCTGGAGTTGCAGGCCGATGCCTTCAGGTGGTTTTCTATGGCATCGCACGCGCAGAGGATTATGTTGAACCATCCGTCGCCGTGCTCGCAGCCGAAGGCCATGAGCGACTCCGACTTCGGCTTGGACCTGCCATTGAACAACTCGGGGAACTTTTCTGTCAGTTTCTGTTCTAGTTCGGGACTCATTCTTTCCACTCCTTTTCAAGTCTGTTGAGGGTGAGCCTCACGGTGGCGTCGTCGTAGAAGCAATCGTCGTCGGTGCCGGTGACCTCCTTGTATTTGTCCGGCCACACTTCAAAAAGCACGTTCATCAGGGACTGTCCGTACCTGAGCTCCTTGTGATCCGAATACATGGAATCAACCTTGGAAACAAAATCCTCGAATTTCATTTAAATTTCCTCGAGAACAGTTCCGGAACCAGATCCGCCACATGTTCCATCTCGTAATCCATGGGATAGTGCCTCAATAAGAAAAGAGCCTGGCGGCGGACGTCCTTCGGAACCCTCGGAGTCTTCCTGGGGTCGAGGAGGTCTCCCAGGAACTCCCTTGCGGACTTGACCGCCCTGAACCTTTCGTACGGAAGCGTCATGGCCAGGATTCTAATAAAAATATTCAATCAAGTCAATTCATTCCTTCAGAAGGAAGTCGTTGTTTATCGCCTTAAAACTTATGCGTCCGCAGAGGCTGCGAACCACGATGCCCTCCCTGTCCTGACCGGGCTTGGCGGATGGGAAGTGATCCGCGTACTTTCCCCTTGCGAGCTCGAGCAGTTCCGCCTGCGAGAGGGAGAAGGACTCCCCCCGCTCCATAACAGGCACGAAATTAAGTCCAAATTCAGCCGCAATCCTAGTTGCCGAATCCAAATGAAGCTTGCCCGCATCCATGTCAACGACGTTGAATACAAAAAGGTCGGGGAATCTAAGGCCAAGGGGGTTCTTCTGTATTCCTGGGCCGGCGATCTCGCCCTGTATGGCAAGCCTCTGCCCCGTGCGGAGGGCGTGATCCCTGATCCTGGCCTCTATGCCGTACCTCTCGCTGATCTTCCAAAAGGAGTGGGAATCCGACCTCTTGTAGCTGTAGTTCCTTCCGCAGACGTGGTACTCGCCCTCGGACACCATGAAGCTCGAACTCGTGCCGTCTATTTTAAGAGATATGTAATAGGGGCTGCCCGTCAGTCGGGATATGAAACCGCACTCATCGTCCTGCTGCACCCTAGTTTCGTCGGTCTTTTCGATCGGCCAACTGAAGCTCCTCGCATCGCCTTGTATCTGGGCGGGGATGGGGGGTTCGTACTTCTCCACGCCAAGAATTTCGGTGGCATCGAACCCCACTTCCCGGCCCGCGAGTTCAGGGAAAAGACCAATTGGAAGGGCTAGTCCCTGGCTTATTTGCCCCCTGAGTCGCACAGTGCGGAGTCGGTACCTGCCGAGATCCTCCTTCCAGCATGCCTTCCTGAGGAACTCGAAGACAGGCTCGTCCGGCATAAGACTGTCGATCTCGAAATAGACACATTCGTCATCAATAGAGAACTCGCCCTTCTTCGAGACGCACTCCCAGCCGAGAACGCCGACGCACTCTATGGCGTCCGCCCCGGCGATGGGCCTGACAAATTTAACCTTCTGCAACGATGCCAGCTTCCTCATCTTGGGAACTACTTCTTTGCGGAGAGCTGAGTCTTCTTCCATTCCTCCCACTTGGAGCTGGCGGCGGCCACCTTGTTCTCCAGTTCCTTCTTCTTGGACTTGTAATCCTCGAAGTGCTTCTTGAAATCCTCCTCAAGAACCTTCTTCTCCTCGTGGACCGCGGATACGGCCTTGGAGAATTCGACGAACTCGTCGGTCAACAAAAGTTCATGCTCTGTCATTGTTTTCCTTTCTCTTTTTGTAGGCGACCATTATGAATGTACCAAAAAAAGCCCCGGACGCCAAGGGTATCAGATAAAGAATGTTCTGGGAATAGGAGACCACCCCGTAGGCCAGCAGGCTGTAGATGACACTCGTGGTCGCGGCGGCCCTGAAGGGTCTCCGCTCCTCCACGCACATTATATAATAGGCGTAGAGCATGTCTATGACGACGTACGTAACGAATATGGATACGGCCGTGAACCATGAGAACCCGCTCATTTCCTTTTCCTCCCCGATCTGGCCTTGGCGACGGTCTCGAAGCCCTTCTCCCCGAGTATGCCGTCCGCGAACCCGTAGTAGACCGCCTCGTCGGGCATGAGATACCAGTCTCCGTTCTGCTTTATCTTCTGGTCTATGAAGGTCATGGCCTTCCTCACGCTGTACTTCCTCTCATTGAAATAGGCTCCCATGACGGCTCTCTCCGCAAATATCTGGAGCATCCTCTTGCAGTACTTCTCGTTCTGATCCACCGCGCTCTTGACCGCCATGGTGTTGTCGTCTAGGGCTATTGATCCGTGGTGGATCATGATCTCGCAGTCGGGCATCAAGACCCTCTTGTCGGCGGCCTGGAATACAATCCCGCTCATGCTGCTGGCCTGGGCGTACCCGATGATCGTGACGGGCGACTTGGAAAGCCTGATCGAATTGAATATGGCCATCCCGTCGCTCCAGTTGCCCCCTATGGTGTGCATGTGGACAAGTATGTTCTGGCTGTTCTGCAGTCCGAGGATGTGCAAGTTCTTGATGAACGAGGTCGCCATCCTGTAGTCGACGCCCGGCTCCTCGTCCGCGTCAACATATCCGTGCAGGTATATCTCCCTAGACAAGTGGTTTATGTGGTGGTTGTGGATTTCGCTTATCAGCTGCTCTGCGGATACGCTTTTCTTGGCTGCATTCATGGATTGCACGGTGTAATTGAGCTCGGAGGGACACCGTATTTAGGGCCAGAAAAGGCAAAAAAGAGAACCGCGGAAAAGCCCAAAAAATGGGTCTTTTCATTTGACTTCGCCGAAGTGCTTTCCGCTTGATATGTCGTCTATCCTCCTGTAGGGCTCTGCTCCGACCTTGGAGGCCCTGGCCGCGGCGGTGCGCTGATCCCTAGGGCCGCCTGGCTTGTCCATGTTGTACTTGAACCTGTAGTCATGGCCCTTGGAATCGCTGTTCCAGCGGTCGGTTCCGACGGGATTGGCGAACTTGACGGAGGGACACCCGAACACCTCCTCCTTCTTCTTGGACTTGCAAGAGGGGCATGCGGCCTTCTTCACGGATTCGTCCTTTTCGGCCATCTTGCACCACACGTCGTACACTTCCTCGCACTTAAGACACTGCATCTCATACCTGGGCATCGTCAAGTCCTTCTGTTAGTTTTTTAAGATCAAGAAATACCTTGCTCACCATAGAAATCTTCTTCTCCGCACCGAAGAACCTCCAAAACAAGCTTTTTTCACACATTCTCAGGGAACACTCAAGAAGGTACTGTTCCGGATTGTCCAACCTGGCCATCGATATGAACTCGGACGCGTCTGGCGTCATGAAGCGGGGATCGTCAATATCCTCCTCGTCTTCCTCGTCGCCATCCTCGTTGCCGAAATAAAACCTTTTCATGAGCCTCCCGCATGCAGGTATAGATTGTGACATTGCTCCCAGACATTCAGGATGGCCATCTCATTGACGGTCAAACTGCCGGTTCCGAACCTCTTGACAGCATTGAGGAACGGAACCTTGCTGTTATTTATCCAGTCGCCCGCAACAAAATTGCCGCAACCCGCCGAATAATCTATGAGACAAGTTTGGGTTTCTGTTTTTGCGGGCGAAATGGACGCATCTCCGTCAAAGTCCCTGACCGCCATTACGGAGGGGCCAATTTTAAAGCCGTTCTCGGAATGGCCGACGATCCGAACCCCCAGCCTTCGGGCCCATGAAAAGAGGTGGCAGTGGCGGACTTCTAGGACGACGGCCGAGTCCGGAAGCCTCTTGCTCAGGGAGTACCAGGATGCAAACGACATCCAGTCGTGGCAGGGAAGGCACTCGCATACTATGGCTATATTTGATAGATTTTCGCCCACATATCAAATAGAGCTCTTCCACGGCTTTATTTTGGCTTTGATGCGGGGAACGAAGGGACTGGCAGGCTTCACGGACATCCTGAAGGTCATTCCGCTCTGCGCCTGTCCGCCCGCATTGAGGCCTGTGGAAGTGAACTTGGTGCCGGAACCCCTTCCCCCTTCGGTGGCGAGCCACTCGCGGAAACTCATAGCGAAGAGAGACTCTTCTTTATTGAGTCCCTCATGCCGGCGAGCTTGGCCGCGTCCTCCAGGCCGGTGGATGTGTTGTTGATCTCTCCGTTTATGATCGTGTCAACCTGCTTCGTTGCCTGCTTGGTATTTCCTTTGAGAAAAAGACCCTTGATGGTCGAATCTATTCTCTTCTTGGTCTTGTCAAAGCCCGACATTCCCGGCATCTTCTTGACAAGCCCGGAGGCTCCCGCGGAGGCCGTACCGATCATCTGCTCCTTCAGTTCCATCCATTCAGTGAATTTCAACATGTACATATCTAGTTGTCCGACCTTGTTTTTCTAGCAGAACAGGGGCCTCGGGCCTTCGTTCAAAGACCGAAGGCCTCAAGAGTAAGACTGAAGGGGTTTCCGGGCAGGCTCCTGACCTCGTCCAGCATCATCTGGGCGACATCCCTGGTCTCCTTCTGGGCGTCGGGCTTCAGCCTCAGTTTCCAAAGGTGAAGGAAAGCCGCGAGCGAACCAGTCCATATGAACTGCGTCTCAAGGCAGAGCGGAAGTATTATCCTGCACTGCTCCTTGGCCACTCCCGCCGCCACCATGTCCTCATAGAGTTCCTTGCACTGGGCGACGAGGCAGTCGATTCTCGTGACAAAATGGGAGTTGTCGGCAGACGCCATATCCCCGGCGCTTCCCTGCTTGCTGTCCTTGGACTGAAGCCTCAGCTGTTCGGGAATCCAGTACTCGTCCGAGAAATCAACGTACCTTCCGCTTATGCTGTTGGCGGTGAGGCCGACCTGGTGCTTGAAAAGCTGCCTTTCCACGAATATGGGACACTGTATCCTGAACTGGAGCTGCGGGTGCCGGAACGGAGAGGTGTGGCCGTGTTCTACAAGAAACCTTATGAGCCTTGAGTCCTTCTCATCCAGAACGCCCTTGCTCTTGCCATAACTGACCCTGGCCGCATTGACGACCATGAGGTCGTCGCCGAAGTGACTCAAAAGTTCTGCTTTCATGGATTTGATTCTAGCATAATCTAATTTGAAAGCAAGCGCAGAAACTCTGGGCAGAATGCACAATTGACCTGGTCTCCGTCATGGCGGTCTGTTTCGTGCGTCAAAGAAACCATCAATCGCCAATGATTGTTGGGATGCGCCCGGCAGTTGTGCGCAAGTAATTCAGGTTAAAGAAATCGGGTCGAACCTTAATAGCTCGATACCACCACGCGCCCGGCAAGTGCATCTCAAATACGACACCCTGATTCGCACCCGCCAGCGACAAGTTAAATTCTACCGTATTAGGGGTTTCGGAGTTTAACAGCATCGTGCCGGAATAAGTTGTATCGTTTGCCTTCAGCAATGTAAACGAACCGCAACATCCAGTATTGCCGTAAGGCGAATTTACTTGCATTCTGTTAATCGCACGGGAGTTTGCAAGATCAATTTCATATACAACGCCGCGGGCTGGTCGCGCGGAACATGTTTGGTTGTCAGAAACAGAAACAATGTCGTTGCCGGGGGTGAGCGGCGGAACATCAATGTGCCAGCGGGCGTCATGTTGCGAGTCTGGGCCCACATACTGACTCCCCGATAGGCTTGGCTCGCCCTGTAGTACGAGCAGCTTTGTGTTTTGCGTCATGTTCGGAATACGCGCGCCCCACAAAGAACCGCCGCCGTGGCAATTTACTGCACCCTCGATAATCCAGATTACTTCTTTTGTTGCATAGTCAATGGCGAATACAGCGCTGTTATGCCGGCAACTGACGACAATGTTTCCGGTTATTGGATGCACATCTATAGAGTTGACGTGGTAGAAATCACTCCAACGAGAGCCGAAGTAATCCTCTGTCCACCACTCCCACACGATTTGATTTTGCGGATTCTGTTCTTGGATATAGAAACCGACGTTGGTGTAGGCTTCGTAAATAATGTTGCCCTTGCGATTTGCCGGGCCTTTGACTGCGTGAGATTCGTGAATCTCCCACGTTTCGTTGTTGCCTTTGCCATTTGGGTTAATCATCGTGTACGGTTTTGCAGTCAACTCATTCAGACCAATATGGATATCCCACCGATCGCAGTTGTGCGTGTTGCCGTTGGTGATCAGTTTGTTGGCGTCCCAGCCGGCGTGCAGACTGATAACTTCACACAACGAGGCATCGTTGTATGTGTACCAGACCGGCACGCCGTTAGAGTTGTATATCACCATGTAAGGCCCAATCGCTTGCGTACAAGCAGCCAGGTAATAGCCGGGCAAGTACTGATTTGTTTTTGTAACAATTTCCGGTAGTTCTGGAAAGTCGCTGGGAAGAATTCGAATGAAATAACTTGTCGCACCAATTTTGACGCGCAAAGCTTTATTGACCGTGGCCGTGCCGGTAACTGGATTGCCGTTGTTGATCGTGACGGAATAGTCGCGAGCTGACGAGCTGTAAAAATCAGCATCCGACCAAACAACATAATCGTAGATGGTCGGATCAAAAGCCGGCTGCATGCTGTTTCCGTCTACAGTCACAGCCAAGTCGGCGACAGCCGCGTCCGCGGGAATTTCCACGAACATGTCCGACACCAACGGCTCTGGCGAGATAAGCTCGGTCGAAAAAACCGTGGCCGCCCACTGCACCTCGTGAGCAACAGCGCCGGTTACGGTGACAGCCAGCGCTTTATTGACATTATCGGCAGTTACTTCGACACCAGATCCCTCGGGCCACTCTTCAGAAATAACTTCAACAACGGGCGTCCCAGATAGACTTACGCTGTTTGCATAGTCTCGGAACACGCTCCCGCGGATTGTCCACGCGCCGGATGTGGTTGCGGAAAAGTCGTATGCCGACACGCGCACCTCAAACGCCCACGCGGCACCGGGCGTCAAAGTTAAATTGCCAGCCGTACCGTTGATATACATGCGTGTTGGCACATCGTTTTCAGTAGATGCGCGCAAGTTGTAAATAGAAAATTGCGCGTCGCCGGGAACAAAAAAGCTCCCGGCCGACAAAGCAAATTGCGCGTCTTTTGTAGCAACAGCGTTTTTGCCGCCAGCAATGCTGTTTGGGCCGTTTGCTGTGTTTGCGTTGCCGCCGATCGCAACAGAATTAACACCGGCCGCCGTGTTCGCGTTGCCGCCGACGACGACCGACTGAGCGCCGCTGGCTGTGTTGTTTTTGCCGGAAAGCGCGGCCGAGGCGGAACCGCTAGCAAGATTATCTGAACCACCCGCCGCCAAACCGTCTGCGCCTGTGACTTCGTTATTCGTTCCTGGCAGCTCATCCCCGGTGGTGGCATAGGCGAGTTGATTCCACGGCGTGACGCCGTCACCGTACTTGATCTTGCCCGTGTCAATTTCTAGACACGGCTCGCCGTCGGCCAGAACATCATTCTGCTCTGAGAGGTATTTTGAAGTCCCGCGACGAATTCTGATTTCAATAGGTGGCATAGTTAATTACGGGTTAGAAGGAGTTGTTGTTGGCGGAGGCGGTGGAGGCGGCGGCGGCGGTGGAGGCGGCGGTGGAGGCGGCGGTGGTGGAGGCAAACAACGCGCCCGTAAGCCACGCTCTAAGCCAATCAGCGCCGCATGGCCCAGCGCATGATCGAAGATTACAACCTCTGCGATGTCGCCGTGAAGGGCCTCGTCGATGACGAACGAGCCGCCGTGACCAATATAAAGATTGCCGCCAGCAGCTTGTGCCATGCTTGCATTGACGCCGGTGTCAACTTCTTCGCCGTTTACGCGCAGAGAGAGATTGCCGGAATTATCAATTGTGTAAGCGAGCAGCGTCCAACCAGCAGGAAGCGGCATAGCGTGCTGACCAATCGGGGGGTTGCCGTTGGAATAAAACTCTACGCCGTCAGTGGTGTAGTTATTAAACACAAGCGCCAAACCATCATTTTGATACGAGTCTATTCCCGTAGTTGGCTGAAATGACAGAATTCTTTGAAAACCGGGTGGCGCATTCAAAGGCGTTGGCTGTTTAAGTACTACAAACCCAGACGAATTTTTGAGATTAAACTCGTATGCCACGTCAAGCACATTCGGTTCGCCGCTGAAACGCACGACATTCTGCCCGGCAAGTCCTTCGCCAACAGCCAACGTCGGCGCCGGCGCATAATCAGCCGGCGTAGCGGGTCGCGTGTTGCTGCTCTTGTCGGGCCACACTGTGATCGCGCCATTGAGCGTGCCTATCTCGGCTGTAGAGTCTAGCCACAGATCACAACCAGCGACGTCTGTGGGTGTGACTTCGGATGTGGCGCGGAACGGGGCGGTTGGCTTCGGGAAGTCGGCGGTGTAGACGGCTAGTCCTTGGACAATGCGCATCTCGTCTATGTAGCCGTCAAAACCGTAGGCGGGATTAGTTCCCGGCCCCCCGGTGTACCCAAGCGGGTACCCAATACTAATAGTGCTGCCGTCGTTTAGATCGCCAGCGAACGGCCCGCTCCACCGTTGCACGCCGTCAGTAAATACCCGCAGCGTCGTGCCGTCGAACGACGCGGCAATGTGCTGCCACTGATTGAGCGTTATAGCCGCCCCAGAGCCGTAAAATGTGCCGTTATTATAGAACTGAAGGCCGTCATAGCCCATCGAGAACACAGCGCCAGCCGCCACGCCGTGATTGCCGATCTCAAGAAGGCATGAGTAAAGAGCCACGCTCCTCATGTACGTCCATGCCTCAATCGTCCATGCGGCTGTGCCAAGTTGAAACCCTGCGGGCGGCAACACAGAGACATAATCAAACGCGGCTAGCTCAAGACTTGAGCCGCCAAATTTACTTTGCGCAGTGCTGAGGACAGCGCCACCGCCAGCGATGACCGTCAGGTCATTTGGCGACGAGTCGATCAACGCCGCGCTGCCGTCAAAATGTAAAAGCAGCGTTGCCGTCGGGACGGGAGTAAACGGACTCGGGAACGGCGTCGTGGGCAGCATGAAGTCGTCCGTGTAGTGAGCGACGCCCTTCGTGATGCGCAAGTCGTCGATGTAGCCGTTGAAGCCCAGCGCGCTGGTGAACGAGTAACCGCCGACGGCAATCGGATACGAGGTGTTCGAAAAATCAAAATTGACCGGCTCCCCGGCGGTTCCGACGCCGTCGACATACAGCCGCGCCTGCCCGAGTCGCCGGACGACGGCTATGTGGTGCCAAGACTCTGTTGATATCGCGCCGCCGATGATCCTCGGCCCGGCGCCGCCGCCCGTGCCCGCATACGGGAAGTGTACCTCCCCGTCAATCAACTCAATGACGCAATAGTTGATCCCGCTTTCGGCCTGCGAGAATATCCCCCCGCTCTGAACGCTGACGGGCCAGACCCACATTTCGATGGTGAAGTCATCCGTCCCGTAAGCGAAGGCGTCCCCGCCCGGAACGACGAGCCTATCTCCGTCTCCAGCAAAGTACGCGCTCGCCCCGCCAAACTTGCTCTGGGCTGTGCTAATAGCCGCGGAGCCTTCGGCAGTCACAGTATGCTGCAAATACGAATTGTCAACAAAAGTAGTGCTGGTATCTGCGCCATCCATATGAAGCAGTAGTGTAACGTACTCTAAGTGTGGATCGGCGCTGTCAACGACCGGAACAACCGGATCAGGAAACGCCTTGGTCGGAGAATTAAATTCCGCGATGTACCGAGCCACGCCTTTGGTAATGCGGAAGTCGTCAATCAGACCGTCAAGGTAGTAATTATCTTCGTTTGTCCAGCGGCGGCCAATCACGGCTGTAGTCTGCTCGCCGCCGTCTAAATTCATAGCCGTCGTTGCGGATGCCGCTTCAACGCCGTTGACATACATCTTCAGCACGCCGTCAAGCCGCACAAACGCGTAGTGCGTCCACGTGTTGTAATGTGCTGAGATATTTGTCGCAATAAACGTGAAATTGTCTATGTCGTAGCAAAACCCGAACATGTTCGCGTCGTCGCGGAAGCCGACAATGTAGGTGCCCGGTTCCTGCGCACTGGACGCCGTAGAGAACACCGCAGAATACTGGGCGTAGTTCAGTTTGCCCCAGAACTCAACGGTGAAGTCATCGGTTCCGAACGCAAGCTCTGACGACATATCAAGCTCGCAATAGCCGCCGGCAAATTCGCCACTCGCGTTACCGTACTTGATATCTTCAATATTGAGGTAAACATCGCCGGCCGGTGTGACCGTGCGATGATGCCTAGATGTATCAATAAACATTTCCGTTGTCGGAGCGGGGGGCACAACAAATTCAAACGGCGCCGTCGGCGGCGTAAACTCGCCCGTGTAGACCGCGATGTTCATCACCCGCAGTTCGTCGATGTAGAACTCGCCCGGACCAAACACCGACGCTTGTTGGCCGATTTGAACAGTGTCGTATTTCGGCAGATTAAAAGATTCACGGTCGTAAACTTTGACGCCGTCAACATACATGGCAAATTCGTCAGAACCAGCATCATTCACCCACGCGATGTGCGCCCATGTGCCGTAGGTATACGGCGTAGGTGTCGCGCCGCCGCCGTTGGGGTTGTTGGGGGGTTCGCCGCCGGCGTAAATGCTGTTTCCAACGGTGTAAATGCGCGGGTAAATCGTGTGATCAACGACGGATACGTCTACGATCCAGCGGTCTGGAAACTGCTGATGTCCGGCGCTGAGAACAGTTTTGTTGTTGCCGACATTCGGACCCTCACTGAGAAGCCAGCACTCCACTGTCCAACTGCCGGCCGAAAGGTCGACACCCGCAAAACCATCTACATGATCAGCGTAGGTGTCGGGGCACTTGAGGCTAGATCCACCAAATTTACTTTGAGCTGTGCTGAGTTGAATGGCGCCTACTGCCGTCGCCGTGCCGTTTTGCGGCGAAGAATCAACTATGTTCGTACTGCCGTCGGCACCGTCAAAGTGCAGAAGCAGCGCCGGCGAGCCGAGTGGCCTGCTAGGGGCGTTAGCCGGCTTGTCCATATGCAAGAGCAGCGAAACATTATCGCCGTAAAAGTCGGCGGCAAAGTCTTCTTTGCCCAGCTCATAGTTGTAGAGCATCTGGACTTCAGACAAAGACAACGCGCGATCCCACAATCCGATTTGATCAGCCAAAAAGCCCAGATCGTTTTGTTCCGCAGTTTGTTGGCCGATACCGACGCGCAGAGGAATGTTGGTCGTCAACAGCGTTCCGACAACACTCACCTCTTCCACAAACAATCCGTCTTTATAAAGACGAAGCGCGTTCGCGTCGGCGTCATATATCAGAACACATTGATACCACCGATTTGCTTCTAACTCCGGCGCCGAGACAGAATAAACACCCTCGTCGGTGCGTACGAAACCAAACAACGACGCAGAACTTTCTCCGACATCGCCGAACGCGAGCGCCATTTGACCCGTAGTGCCGTCTGTGCCGCTCCAATTCTGAATCAATTCTGATACGCCACCAGTGACCGCGGCAGGGTTGAACCAGATCGACGCAGAAAAAGATCCGGCAAATGTGAGATCGTTCGGGGCTTGTAGATAGTTATTTCCGGCCGTAAACTCTGCCGCGTTTTCTATGACGCCCGGCGCAAAACCAACGGCGCCGGTTTGCGTCAAAGGAATTTCGGCCGCCGTGATATCTAAACGCGTCCCGGACTCTTCGTTCATCCGCAAAAAAGCCTTCATGTTGTCGAGCAGTGGGTGTACAAGACGCTGAACATCCCATCGTTCCATCATGTAATTTTCAACGTCAAGCAGGTCTGCACTAGACAAAACACCTTCGTACAGAACGACCTCGGCAATATCGCCGCCGTAGTTGTCGTCGGTAAAATTGGCGCGGTCGCCGCCGAGTGACATACATGTCAGACCGGAAACAGATACGCTTTCGGCCGCTTGTGTGTTTAGCCCGTTGAGCCGTGTTGAAAGCCCGTCGCCGCCAAATTGAAGCGTGTACACAACCGGCGTCATATTGTCGACCGGTTGCGAGGCTAAATATTCCCCGTCAAACAAGACGCCTAATTCGACGCCGGTTTCGGTGCCGCAAAGCACAAGCTCGGTCGCGTTGTTTTGCGTGTACGCCGAGATTAATTTGCCGCCGGAGCTAGCGCCGCGACGGCGTAGCGCAACTACTAGCGTAAACTCTGCGGGCAGGTTCAGCGCGCCGATCATCGCGTCGTTATCGCCGTCAAACGTCACGACATCTTGTTGCGCAATTTTGTTATTAACAGTCGGCCTGTGCATTTTGCCAGATTGAACAAACTTGGCGCCAGATTCAGACGCATCTTCCCACACCGATACGCGGTTATTTACGCGGTGTACGTAATCAGCGTTATCCGCATCAAGCCACAGCTTTAAACCAGCGATCGTGGGCGGGCTAAAAATATCCGGCTCGGCGGGCACAGCGCCGGCCGTAAATTCACCGCCGTCTATAACATCTAGCGCTGAGTTTCCGTACGGCAGATCCCGCCACGGAGTCACGCCGTTGCCGTACTTGATTTTGTTCGTGTCCGTCTCTAGGCACGGCTCTCCCGCCGCAAGAACGGGGTTCGACTGTTGCAGGGCCAATGCCGTACCGCGCTTGAATTTAATTTCTGTGCCCATTTTTTTAAACCATCAGGTGACAAATGTTACGGTCTTGCCGGCTGTCAAACGCAAGAAGTCCAAATCGAAATAGTCCTTGGAAACTTTTGTGATTCTGTACAGGTCGCCGGGGAAATCCATCGCGAGAACGACTTCGCCCGGCTGGCATCCGTTTCCTCCGTCGGCATACTCCACAAGCTGCGGGTGCTGCTGGGTGAAGTTCAGTATGTGGACATATTCGCCGTTGTCGTGAAGTTCAACCTGATAGCTTCCCAAATAGCCGCTTCCGCGATAGTTGACCGTGCCGTATCGGGCAAACACGCTTGCACGGTGAATGGCCTTGTTGTTGACCAGATCAATTTCGTATATTACGCCTCTGGCGACCGCTCGGGGGTCGTCGCTGTGGGGGAAATAGGTCTGGGCTCTTTGTGCCTTGACCGATCCCGTCGCCGTTGCGGAGCCGCTTGTGGCGGTGGTATATGTAAAGGTGTTGGTGTTGGTCACCGTTATGGCATATACGCCGTTCAAGTTGCCGGGCGTGGCTCCCGTCATCTTCACATACGCTCCCGTCGCATACCCGTGATTTGCTACGGTCGCCGTTGCGGTCGTTCCGCTGCGCGACAAAGCGGCGACGGTTTTCTGCGAGTTTGAACTGCCCGGGAAAAAGCCCACCTGGTTGTCAAAAACTGATATGATCTGGTTGCCCGGGGTGATCGGATCTATGTGGGGACACCACCGAGCATGATGCTGCCCCTCCGGGCCCAGATACTCATAACCGCTTTCCAGCGTGGGTTCGCCATCAAGCTCTAGGAATTTGGCGTTGGCCAGAGTCGTGGCGTTGGCCGTCTGCGCGATTCCGCCCCACAGCTGTGATGATCCCTGCAACACCCACTTGACGGCTTTTGTCTCATGATCAAGGCATACGATTGCAGAACACTGGCGGCAGCTGAGGAGCATGTCGCCGGTGACAGGATGCGAGTCTACCGAGTTCATGTGGAAGAACGAAGCGTTGCGGGCGAGCGTCGTCCGATCGAAGGCGTCAGAAGTCCACCACTCCCAGCCGATGGTGCCGTTCGGACGCTGCTCCTGAACATACACTCCGTAGGACTTGTCCGTGAGCGCCTGCGATCCGTTCGAGGGCGTCGCGATGAAGTGGTTGTATATGATGTTGCCTCGGCGGTCCGGAGGACTCTTGACCTCCAAAAACTCGTGGTTGCCGAAGACGTACTGGTAAGGGTTTCCGTTGCGAGTTGTGGGCAAGAACTCTAACTGGCGGGCGCTGATGTCCGTGTTTCCCACTGTCATCGAATAGCGGGCTCCCGTTCCGTTGCGGCTTACGCCGATCTTGTTGCGGTCGTTGCCGTGCTGGGCGAGGTGGGGCGAGCCTGCGTTTTGCACGTACCATATGGGCAGGCCGTGTTCGTTGTATACGATGTTGTAGTTTTCGGCGACTATGTCCCTTCTGCTTGTCGTGATGTAATATCCGGGAATGTAATTCTCCGTTGGCGGAGTGATTAATGTCCCGTACTGGATGTCGGACGGAAGAAGCCTGATGTAGTACTCCTGCGATCCGCTGGAGACACGGATCAGCTTGTTCACTGACCCCACGGCGGAAAAGGAGTTTCCGTTGACGGTCAACGTGAAGATGGCCAAGGCTCCCGCGGCAGAAGAGGCAGTTTTGACGCCATAGTCGGTGACGCTTGTCGAGAACTCCGGAAAGATGGCCGAAGAAGAACCCTCTACGGAAACCGCGATGTTCGTTATCGCGTCGGAGAAGTTGAACAACATGAACTGTTCCAGGTCTATCTGCGGTCTATCCGGAGCGACCACGCTATAGACATTGCCCTGCGATATGTTCGTGGAGGCGTCCTCCGACGGGCCGAACAGCCGCTTCACTTCATTTGCCGTCAGGACCCTGCTCCAAACGCCAAGGCAGTCCATTTGTACGGGGGTTGTGTTGTGGAGTCCGATGACGAATTTGCCGTCAACCGCGTTCTGCAGGGCTCCGCCAATGGAGGCCGAATCTACAAGTTCGCCGTTTTCGTAATGAATCGCCGTTCCCGCCTGATCGTCGTAGACGAATGCGTAGTGGCGCCATCCTCCGGCGACGGCGTCGTCTCCTGAGGTGACCACCTCTGGATTTTCGCCCGCAGTCCGCACGTTGACCCACTCTACGCTTCCTCCCGTTCCAAGTCGGATTCTCGGACCGTTTGTTTCGGCGAATGAATCAAACGAAACAATCGTGTTGGCCGGATCCGCGGGGCCGCTGAAGGGTTCCGTGGCCAATACCCTCAGCCAAAAAGCCACGGTCTTTCTCGTCGGGAAATTAGTTTGGGAGTAAAAAAAGTTGTTTTTGGACAGTTCAAGCGAGGATTCCTGCGGACCGAGGATATTTGGCGACTGTAGCCTCTGCTTCTTTTCGGAAAGAAAGCCCTCTAAAAGAGGAGTGTTGTTGCCAGACACATCGGCCACGCTTCCGACCACGCTGTCAAACAGCCAAAATCCCAGCAGCCCCTGGCGGAGCGAGTCATAAATTATTTCCCCTCCGTCTATGGACTGTTGAACTGATATGTCTATGACCTCGCCGTTAGTCTTCTTGGTGAAAACCTTGCCGTCGGCGCAGTTTATGGCGAGTTCGCCGGTTACTAGTTGGCCTACGGAAGGAATCCTTCCTGAAACCGAAGTTCTCTTGTGCCTGATTATGTTGGACATCAGTTAAAAAACTCCCCCGTCCACTACGGATTCCTTATAGAGAATCTCTCCCCCTCCGCCAAACTTAACCTCGGAATTGTCCAGTCCCGAAAATGAAACAATATTGTTCGCGGTTATCTTTCCCAAACCAACAGTATGCTTTGTGGCAAGAGAAGCGATTCCCATGAGAGTGACCTTGCTAGTCTGCGTCCCCGCAGCGTTCGCGACGGGAACAACATCGTTCTGTCCCGCCGTTCCCGAGGGCAACTCGGATATTTTTATGCTCATTTCTACTCCATGAGGATCATGTCAGCCCACATATATATCAATTGCGTGCGAACAATTAGCGGGCAATTTGCCCGAACCAATCTTGGAATTCCCTTGATTCGGAGCGATTCAGTATCTCTTTTCCATTCTCCACTAGGGCGTTCTTGCTCCTCATGGCGTGGACTATGGCGGGATTGACGCTCTTGGTCTCCATGGTCATGTATTCCTGGAAATCCCAGAACGAACCGTCGGGAAGTCTGTCCTTCATGACTCCCGTCCACTCGCTCGCCCATATGTCCATATGTCTGTAATGAAATCTATCTTCATAGTTCATGCTGAACATGTGCGAGAGAACCGATATGGCGACCTCCTCCGGGAGGTCTAGACCCTTGCCCCTCTGATATTCGCCGAAGAGCAGTCCCGTGTCTGCCGCGTGATCCATGAACTCCCTCCTGCACATCCAGAAGCCTCCGTTCGTGCTGTATATCTCACGCTGGTTTGCGCCGAATCCCCTGTAGAGTTCCACCATGGCGTCGTTGGGGACGCCCCACCAGTCGCCCCTCTTGGTTCTCGGGGAGTTGATGGGCGACTCTAGGAAGGAATGCCACGGGTCTCCCCCGATAATCTGGTGGAAGTCCTTCTCGGGCCTTCGCACGAAGAAATGATCGCTGTCTATGAATACGAAGAGGTCGTAGTCAAGATCCTTGATCTTCTTGAGGTAGTGGAATTTCCAGTACTGCTTGAAGTCAAGATTTATGCCCTTGTCTATCTCGCATGAGACGACGCCCGAAATGGGCTGGTCGGTGAACGTCAGAATGTCGTGTTCTATCCCGACATTCCTTATGGAACTCATGAGGGACTGAAGCATGTATCTGTAGTCGCCCCACGCTACGGACCATATGAGAGTCTTCAACCGGCACCTCCTACATAGTTGAGAACCGCGTTCCACTTCCTTTTGGCAGACTCCTTATCGCACCATATCTCCCTGGTCGCATGGCTTGCGAGCCTGCCGATCTTCTTTCTGAACTCGCCATTCATGAGGTCTCCCATGACCTCCCTGAGTTCATCCAGATCCTCCCAGAGAAAGCCCGTCCTCTTGTCCCAGACCATGTTGGGGAAGTTCCACTTGCCGGGAGCCACAATTGGACAGCCCGTCAGCTGCGCCTCTATCACGGCGCGGCTCTGGTTCTCTATGAACCTATGGTTGCAGTTGTAAAGAAAGATGTCTATGGATGAAAGATAATTCCGGGTCGGCTCCTGGTTGGTGTTGAGAAGACTCCACCTGTCGGAGAAACTAAACCACGAGTACTTTTTTGATATCTCCTTGCTCCATCCCATGACCCTGTAGGAAACCGGCAGGCCCTTTGTTGCGGACTCATAGAACATGGGGAAATCCTCGGAAAACTTCATCATGTCGTTCCTGCTGTGCTTCCCGCAAACAACCGAATCCCTCGTGGGCCTGTCGACGTACTCCCATGTGGAGCTGTCAAAGTAGTTGTCCAGTATGGCAGCCTTCTGATCGGGTCTGGCCTTGAATGTGCTGGGGCCTATGACATCCCTGTGGAAGGGCGAGGTGAAGAGGCAGCAGTCCACCTGCTTCCTCGATATGCCCGCCAGCTCGTTGGCGGTGGTCCACATCATGTCATTAGACCAGAGGAGCCTGAGTCCAGTTCCGCATATGAAATCTATCCTCTCCCTCTCGTCGAATAGTCGGAAGTTGCAGTTCGCATAGGCGAAACCATCCAACTTCTTGGGAAGGGACGAGGGCATGCAGTATTTGATTCCATGGAAGTCAAGAAAGTCAGTATTGTGCTTTTCCTTGAGCCTGAACTCGTCGTTCGGAATGCAGGTTATTTCGAAGTCGTCCTTCAGAAGGATCAGAAGTTCCTTGAGTCTGGTGTCCGCTCCGCCGAGGTCGGATATCCACTGGAATACGTAGAGGGGTGTCTTGGCCATCACATTCAGAGAGCTATCGGAATCCGAATTTGGAGGTGACGGCGGATTCTATGTCCTTGTCCGAAAGTCCCCTCTGCTTCAGCATGGCTCTGAAGTCGTCCTCTCCGCCTTGGAACGGCCTGGATTGCTTTGAAAGTTTGGCATGGTTCTGCCTGCTCTTTTCGGACGCAGACTTTAGCTTCAATATGTTGTCCGAGAGGTCGGCCACCTTTCCCCGACCCATCTTGTCGGACCACATTAGAACAAGAAGAAGTCTGATCTTCCTGTCGTTCTTGATCCTTCCGTTTTCGAAATAGCTGGCGATGACCCCCTTGCCGAATCCTCCGTGGGCGAAATCCATGTGGCGTTCTATGAGAAAGTTGATGACGTCCCTGTGCGTCTCATAGAAGTCTACCAGCTCCTTGGGGGCCAGACCGGAAAGTTTGTCGATCTGGGGTTGGTAGTGTGCGGGCGTCTCGTGCCCGATCGCCTGTATCTTTCCGTCCTTACCGGCTGCGCTACTGAAGTGGATTCCATCTATTGTGGTGGATGAAAATTTGCCGATGTCGTGGAGCCATGCGGCCGTATTGAGTATTTTCATGTCCTCGGCGGTCATGTTGAAATCCAGGTTGGCGAGAACATCACCAAGGATGGGGTCCGACTTCAGGATCTTCAGTTCCTCTATGGCGGCGGATATCGCCTTCCTTACGAGTCTGACATGATTGAGGACGGCTCCCTCGGGATGGTGTTCGGGACTCTGGGGCACGTCCCTGAGGATGTCAGCGTACGCCTTGGCGAGTTTTCTCGCATACTCGTTGATCATGAAGTCCCTGAATTCCATGACGATATCTAGTCGCCGGGGACTGTTTTGCCGCAGTAGCCCCCCAAGTTGCGCATCACCTTCTCGTGGTTCCATCCCTGATTTCAATCATCCAGTTTCTGCCTTCTGACTTCAACCGCCAGTTTGTCGATTCCCTGCTCCGTGAAGACCTTGAATTCCCAGCCCCTGATCTTGCAGGCCTCCTCGGCGGCCCTCCACTTGTTCTTATTCACCTCGAGATCGGTCTGGTTGGATGGCTTGACCTCCCACACCTGCCTCCTGCCGTCCATGAAGTTGACGATGAGGTCAGGCGTATACTTGTGAGCCTGACCCTTGTGGATGTAGTCTATGTTAAAAGGCTCCGAATAAAAAGACATGACCTCGTCGTGCTGGTCTAGCACTTTGTATAGTTTCTCCTCAAGTCCCGACCGGTAGCCCAGTATCTTTCCGGTCTTGGTGGACTCGTACTTGCCCTGCTTGAATTTGGGCTTTCTCGTCTTCTTGCCCTTGGCGGAGAAGTCGTGCCATATTATGGCTCTTGCCTGTCCCTTGAAGTTGCGGAGGTCGAAGTTCGGGTGCTTAACCTTCATGTGGAGCTTGACGTCTCTCACGGGAGCCTTGCAGTGTTCCAGGGGACACCGGACATACTCCCTGCCCTCCTCGTGGCTTTCAATTATGTGATTCCTGAACTCGTCGTATTCCGAGAACTGTACTCCGCAGCAGAAGCACACGTATTTGCCCGTAGAGTCGCCGAAGGGCAGGGTCATTCGGACGCTCCCAGCGAATGGCGGATTTCGGAAAGTATTTGCTCGGCCGCCTCTTCGGCGGAGGAACACCTGTGGAACGTCAAGGCGTGCTCCTTGTACCATACGAATCCGCCGTCGTTTTTCTCCACGACATAGCCTATGTTGCTGGCCCAGCTTTCTATTGTTGTGAATTTGGTCATTTTTCGCCGATTGTTCGGTCCTGTTCCTGATCGTCGCTGATGACAGGAAGGCTCTTGCCCTTCTTCTTCAGCTCCTTCTCCGCGTCGCCCTGACTGACGATCTTGGCCTTGGACGCTTCCTTGTGTCCGAAGACCGACATGGACTTCTCCCCAGAGGCAGTCTTCTCCAGGTCGTAGGCGACGAACGTGGCGTCCTTCATCCAGTCCTCGTCCTCCTTGGATTCGGGGTTTTTCATCCGGGCGAACGTTATCCTTCCCGGCTCGGTAGTTCCGTACAGGACGCCGTCCTTCCTGAAGAACATGCACAGGTCGTTCTCGGAAAACAGGTGCGATGAAGCGTCCCACCTGTCCATTAGCTCTCGGAAGTCTGAAAATGCCGGACTAGCCATGCTTCTCCTAAAAAATCGCGACCCAGATATATATCTTTTGTATGGCCGAAAAAACTTTTTCCGAATTCCTCCGCGAGGAGGAGAACAAGCATCCCTTCCTGTCTTCGATCAGGGACGAACTGGGCATAAAGCCTTCCGACCTCGAGCACGAGCCTCAGGTCGCAAGCTTCTTCTCGTTCGGAAAGACCGCAAGCAACATAGCCCCGTACAAGGTCCTTGGATTCAAGCGCGACCATAACGGAAAGATAACGCACGCTCTCGTCAAGCAGACGACGGACAAGTCCATTACAAACAGACAGTACAAGGACGACGGGGAAGGCGGATTCGTCAAGATAGACGGAACTCCCGACGAGAGGAAGTTCCTCGTTGGAATAGAAGACCTTGACAAACTCATGTCCCAGGACTTCCAGCCCCAGCCCGGGAGCATGTGATGGCGAAGATCAGAGGGGAATATTGGATTCAAGGGGGCCAAGTTGAATTCGCGGACGGCGACGTGGGAGATCAGAACCACGAAATGGTCGCCTTGAATTCTATAGCGGCCGACCATGTAGACAGAATCATGGACTATGCCCAGGAACTAGGCCTGGACACCGAAGACCTGGGAATTCACGACGAACCCTTCACAAGCACATCCGAACTACTAGAGGCGATCCGTTACGCACTCCTTGAACGCGGAGTCGCCTCGATCAAAGTGGCCGAATTGATAATCAAGAAGCTCGGGATCAACATGGAGGTTTACAAGCTTCTTGGAGGTGGAGGTGACGCACGCCTTTATGTGATGAAGAACGAAGGGTGGATTGCGGTCAGATCAAACAACATAGAACTTTTCGGATACGACGCAAACAAGAAAGGACAGCTATCATCGGGAATAGAAGAAATACTTGAACAGGAAAGCATTGAGGAGCCGGACGACCAGATAGAATTCAGCGTGTACGACCACAAAACCAACAGAAGTTTTGATGCCACGCTGGCCGACATAAAAAACACGAACTCCTTCGCAAGGCCACAGCAGCTTCCCAATACGACCTACAACAAACCGCTTTTCGTGCCTGCGGACAGGGCGACGCCCATGGGATCACAGTCGCCCAAGACCATCGGAATCCAGCAGAGACAGGCGATGCAGACGAGCGAAGGAAAAATAGGATTTAAAAAATGGCTGGAGAAGGAGCCCGGCGGCTTTCTAATCCGCAGAAAATGGCCTATTTAGATTTTTGGAATGACGAGCCTGTCTATTTTTCTATAGAGACTCGGTATGTCGCCGTCGTTGATCAGAAAGAAGTCCACGAGCTCACACCCCTTTGGAGCCGAAGACCTATCCAGCATTCCGACCTCTCCCTCAATCCGCCTTTCGGCGTACCAATCCACGAGAGGTTTCACTTGTGCTTCAGACTGATTGGAGTCGTTGTTCTCATGTCTTGGCCGCCACAGAAGGATGTTTGCTCCGCCCTCAAGCCTCACCCTAGATAACTCATTGAGGTACCTTCCGTCCATGTAGCAAGATTTTTCAGGATTATTACTAAAGGCGTAGTCTACCCAAACATTCGGATTGATGCTGCGGAACCCGTCGCCTATGAACTGGAGTGATTGCCTGACCGTCTTGTCAAATCCCGGGGGAGGCTCGTTTATCACCTTCCATTTCTCCACGAAGTCCATATCCACGCCGAAAGCCCTGCAATATATGTCTTTGACGGGCTTGGCGAACGAGGCGGGGAGGAAGCCACTTTTGCCACACAAGTACTCTCCAGTGACATTCTTGCCACTTCTCATCTGCCCTGCGGCACATATGAATTTCATATATTTCTCCTCTCCGGGATGATATCAAAAAGACAGGCCGCTATCAATACATATCAGCGGGTTTATTTGCGGTATTTTAGCTCAACTATTGCATGTCCAAAGAACCAATATGCGGAAACTGCCTTCTGTTCAACAGATCAGAAGGCCTATGCAATGTAGCGATCCTGATGGAAGGCCAGAAATACCACATGCCGGTTAGTCCCGAGGACAAGTGTCACATGGACGAACTCGGCATACAGGTAAACCAAGTCAGATGGTGGGTGGAGGATCCCAAAACCGGCGAAAAGACCGACAAGAATGGAGTTGTAAAAATTGAATATCCAGACGACTTTTTTGGGAACTGAATGCCAAACTGCTGCGGGCCGTTCAAAAGAGGAAAGCCGGGAAGGGCCACAAATCCGGCCCAACAGTGCTTTGCTGACTGCTGCAATACATGTCCGCCCGACAACTGCTGCGACAGCGTAACGATATACTTTGAATGCGGCCCGAGCGACCCCCCCGAATGCAGGTGCGACTGCGTATTTGACGGATATAACTTCAGCGGGATAAAATTCAAGAAAAAGGCAAATAAACTTCCCTCCCTGCCCTCTTTTTCAAGGGAAACTCTACAGTCAAACGGCTTCGTATTTTCACAAGCCGGGACATTGCCGACAAGTTCTTCTACCGAAAATCCGCCACCAACGTCAAGTTCCACCGAAGGAAGTTCTTCATCCGGCAGCTCGTCAAGCAGTGGCAGTTCCTCCAGCGGAAGTTCGTCGTCCTCTCCACCACCGTCAAGTTCTAGCGGTAGTAGCAGCTCTTCAAGCGATTCCTCTAGTTCTTCAGATTCAAGTAGCTCAAGCGAAGAATCTTCAAGCAGCAGTAGCCAAGAAAGATATTACTGCGCACGAAGGAGACAGAGTTTTTGGAAAATCCCAACATTTTCTAAATCGGCAATAAATTCTAACGGCTTCGTATTTTCACAATCGGGAACATTGCCTTCGGTTCCGACAAGTTCGGACACATCCGGAGGAACTTCTTCCACCTCGGGTTCAAGCAGCTCTTCGGGTTCAAGCAGCTCTTCGGGTTCAAGCAGTTCGTCGGGTTCAAGCAGTTCGTCGGGTTCAAGCAGTTCGTCGGGTTCAAGCAGTTCGTCGGGTTCAAGCAGTTCTTCGGGTTCAAGCAGTTCGTCGGGTTCAAGCAGCTCTTCGGGTTCAAGCAGTTCTTCGGGTTCAAGCAGTTCGTCGGGTTCAAGCAGCTCTTCGGAGTCAAGTAGTTCGAGCGAAGAATCATCAAGTAGCAGTAGTTGTGATGTAATCTGCATACCAGAATCACAGTACAATCCAAGCATTTACGAAATTCTCGGAGGGCCATATGAAACAAAAGAGGAGTGTGCCCAAAACTGCCTGTGTTCGAGCAGCACTTCAGAATCAAGCAGCAGTTCGGAATCAAGCAGCTCCAGCAGCTGTTCGCCTTGTCAGCAAGTCACGGTGACGCTCACAACGAGCGGATGCTGCTTGTACATGTCTTCGGGGGGCGTAGAAGCCGTCGGCGCAGGTACGGTGACTGCCGAACTTTCCTCTTCAAATCTTCAGGATTGCCAGGTGTCCTTGATTCTCAATGGAAGTGCCGGCAATTCAACTGAAGTAGAGGATGGCGACTCCATAAGTGTCGAGATACAAGCCGTAGGAAACTGTTCGTGCTGCGAGACAAAAAGAGACTGCGACGGAGGAAGTCAGCCCACATCATTGTGGATGAGCAAAAGCGGAAGGGAAAACAATACAATTGTGATGAACAAATCCGTACTTGAACAGAAGATCAAGTTCGTCGTGGACAGGGTCAAGAGGAGATCAAGGGGATTAAGAAGAAGCAATTGATTTGGCCGCCTTCAATATTTCCATGACCTTATCGTCCTTCATATTCAGTATCTTCTTGACGACATGGGGGTTTTTGAGCATGTCTGCGGGCCTTCTTATGCCTGCGGAATAAAGCCTCTCCGCCCGAACCTTGCCGACATTGGGAACCTTGCAGAGGTCTATGAGTTCGGGTCTGACGCCGTAGGCTATACGAAGAGAAAGGTTGCTGAAGAAGTCTCGCTTGTTCCACTTGGCCGCCATGGAGTCAAGCATGTTGAGTACGGACGCCTGCCTCTCAAAGTCCATCTGAAGGCCCCTGGCCATCGCGTTGAACGGACCCAGAGTATAGCCGTTCAAGAGGCAGTAATAGGCGTATGCGCCCTTTATGGACGATTCAAGATAGCCCCCTCCGAAGGCGTTCTGAACCTTGGAGGAAAAATCCTCCATCTCGTCCTTTTCAGCCCTCGTGACGAAACCCATCCTGATCGAGTCCACGTTTCCGAGAGCAAGGGCGACCGCCATGTCGTTGCTCTGCAGGCCGTTGCCGAAAAGAAACTTGAAATTCCTCCGCAGATCCGCGACGTCAAAAGGGCTGTAGTACATCATGCTGGACACCTTGCCTACGGAGGTGACCTCGTACTTTCCCTCGACCTCCTTGACTGCACCGACTCTCATCAGAAGTTCCATCGTCTTGTCCACGATGGAGTCCTCCAGGTCGTTGTACTGGAAATAGGCGAGGGACTTCCCGTACCAGTGGTGTATGTCTTGAAGCGTGGTTATCTGGCCGTGGTGTATCTCGCTGACGAGGTGGAAGGCGAGAGTCTTATAATGGGGGTCTTCTTCCTTGCCGGAGTAACTGAGGAGCTGCGATTCTATGTCCTTGGGGGAGGAGAGCCGGTCCTCGTGGTGTTCAGAATTGTTGTCGGGCAGAAGAATGTAGACGTCGCCCCGCGGGTCGTATCCCGGCCTTCCCGCACGACCAGCCATCTGAAATATGTCGTAGGTCTCAACCTCGCTCATGCCTCTGTGGACGCCCGTTATGACGACCCTTCGTGCGGGAAAATTGCAGTTGTGGGATATCGCACCGCATCCAATGTAAGCATGGGGGTCTTCTATCTCTATTTCCTTGAAAAACCCGCCGCGACACTTTCTTATTTCCTTGATCCTAGACCAGAAATAAGGCTTTTCCACAAGTTCGTTCAGTCTAGTCCTTTTCCGGGCAGAAGAAATAAGCTTCAAAATGGTGCCTCTTCTGCAATCCTGCGTTTTGATGCTGTTGTAGAGGTCGCAATTTGTAGCCGACTTGAAATGGGAGGCTCCCATGCCATTTTTGTCAAGATGCTCCCTGATCAACTCCCTCGCAGGAATGAGATCCTTTGATGCGTCAGTGATCTTTGAAGAAAGATATTTTGATATTTTCGCCGTCTTGTCCGGGCATCCGAATCCAATGTGATTCACAAATTTCTGAATGTTGTCCACTCCGAAAATTCTGAGTCTGTAGGAGTATTTTCTTGCTGGAATCTGGAGCCTTCCGTTTATTACAGAAGGAACCATGCGTTTTCGTCCGAAAGAAGATCTTATGCCGAATCCCAGAAGCAGACTTCGCACCGAATGGACGACCTTTTCGCTTATGTTCGTAAAACCCACAGAAACATTGCCGTTGGAGTGGTCTTCTGAACCACCGTCGGCATCAAATAGGCCTCTCAAAAAGCTCTTGATCCTCAATTGATTAAGGTACACGGCTCTAGGCAAGTCGTCTTTTCCGTCTTTTCTGCCGAGCGGGAGGAGTTCAAGAAATTTGTCAACTATTATCTTTTTCTTTGTGCAAACATGAGGGACGCCGTTGGTATCATTTTTGACCTTGGCATCATAATTGAACTCTTCCGAGAACATCCTCACAACTTCTCTTGAAAGACGGTTCATCTTTCCAAGGCACAGATCAAGAACCGCCTTTTTTGATCCATCGGCGTGAAAACCGCAGTCCACGAGACAGCCGTCTCCAAAGGCGAATCCGACCAAATACCAGAATCGATCAAGGTCGGCAAGCTCATCAGTCCACAATTTCAAATCGGAAGGAACGGCTACAAAATCGCCCCGGGATAGATATGAAACGTCGCACCATTCGGGCGAATTCCTGTCCTTCGCCGCGAGAAAAACATGATCTTCGGAGACGGTCATGGTGTCGCCGCATTCCAACTTGACAAAATAGCCCCGGTCAGATCTGAAGGTCTTTTCTTTGACGACCTTTCTCGGGGCGAATCCGTCTTTCACGGGGCACAGCAATTTGTCGCCCACCACTATGTCGGCGACGTCTTTGAGCGAACCATCCTGCATCACGACTCTGCTGCCGTGCTTGTAGCACCCCCAGGCCAATGTGCTTGTGGCTATTATCACCCTCAGCTTTCCGTACTTGAATTTCTTTTCCACCTCATGACGCTTGTCCTTGTCTAGGTCGGCGTTATGAAATTCGCAGTCTACCTTCGCATCCTGAAGGGCTTTCTTGACGCGTTCCCCCGTGGACTTGGAGTGGACGAAAACAAGAAACTTGTCGTCGGGATAGTTCCTCACGATGTCCACGGCCTTGGAGACCTTGTATTCCTCCGTCAGCTCGTAGCTCTCGGACACCTCGTAGGTCTCGTAGTGGATGTCCAGGGGACACGGCCTGTATTCCGACTTCACAAGGTAGGTGTCCTTCTTGACGAGGCTGCACCCCACCCAGTCCGCTATCTGATCCACATTCGGCATCGTCGCCGAAAGAAAGACGATCCTGGGATCCCTTGCAACCTCGGAGAACTTCATCAGACCGACCTCGAGGTGGTCTCCACGGCCGGGCACCGTGAGAAGGTGCGACTCGTCCACGACGATGGTGCCGCAGTCCTTCAAGAAGTCGTTCTTCTCCGAATCCATGTTCCTGCACCGGCTGTTGAGCATCTCCGAGGTCATCACAATGATGTCCGCCTCGTTGAGTTCCCTCATGCGGGACTCGGTGAGCCTGTAGTCGCCGGTGCATATGGCTATCTTCAGATCGCCGAATATGGAGTCCGGAGAAGTCCAGTCGTCTATCTTCTCTTTTGCCAGGGCCCGCAGGGGAGCAAGGTATATCGCCTTGCCTCCGCGGACGCGAACCTCGTGGCTCATGAAAAGTTCCGCACAGACCGTCTTGCCCACGCTGGTGGGGGCGGCTATGACGCAGTTGCAGTTCTTGTCGCAGATTTCGAAAACACGGCTCTGCACCCGGTTGAATTTCTCAAACGGATACTTCCCGTGCGGGAAGTCTGCCGTGCTGACGAGGTCGAGCTGGTCGGAAAGTCTTGTTAGCGCCATAAAAATTAGGGGGCGGCCGCGAATAAAATCACGACCGCCCCCCTCCCACCCTCCAAATCACTTCTTCTTGGAAAGCCTCAAGTTGATTTCTATCAAGGCGAGTTCGCCGATTCCGTCCGCACGCACGCGAAGGTCTTCGTTCCCTGTCGACTGGCTGAGCCAGCGATTGACCTGAACGTCTTTCTGGAAGATTTCCAGAGCCACGCAAATGTCATACGAAAACTCGTCGCGAAGCATCGTCGCAACCGTCTGCAACTCCTCGTCCGAAAGTCTGGAGCAGTACTCCTTGATAAGGGTTATCTCCGACTTTCCCAACTTCCTCTTTGACTGAATCATTCAAAATCTCCATCATCTGAAAGCAAACGCCCGAAGGCGAGAATTAAAAGGCTCTCAACGAGCCACATGCGTTACAGATTAGTAGATTACAATAGAAAAGTCAATGCCAGATTTGCCTAGACAACATCGACGACGTTGATGTTGGTTCCATCCGCGGACTGTATGGAGTGCTCGCACACCATCTCCTTGTCGCCGGGGTATCTGAGCCCGAGATTGTAACTGTCTATGGAGACGGAACGGTCTCGCTGGGATGCCACCACCCAGCAGTAGTCGGGAATGATCTCCAGATCGCCGCGCCTGTTTTCCTGGGTGACTCCCACCTCGAGGACCATCCCGTTCGGAAGGGTCAGCGCAAGACCGCCCTCCTTCAGAAGATATTCTACAAAAAGCCTCTGAATCTTCTCCTTGTTGGTCCTTTTCATGGCTTGTCCTCCCTTTGTGAGATCAACTGCAAAGAATCATGAAATCAATATAGGTTGAGCTGATCGGGGGTCATGTACATGTATTCAAAACCCTCGAAAACCCTCGGCTTGGACTTCTCCTTTGTCGGCGACGAGATCGGCCTGCCCCTGTCGTCGAGGCAGACGCTCCAGCAATAAACCTTCCTGTCGTCCTGGTAGAATTCAACGAGGAAGAGAAAATGCCCCCCGAGAACCTTCTTGGCGAGTTTCGTCACAAGACAAAACGGCAGGAAAGGAGCGTACTTGTTGTAGACCTGAAAGGTCTCCAGGTAGTGGTCGTTGTACGTGGCCCTGTTGAGGTGGAAAACGACGGAATAGCCGTCCACGACGGCCTCGCACCTCTTCAGAGGGGCTATGTGGTATTCCAGTTCCACCGGCCCGAGCGGAAAATTGTAGGGCACAAGCTGATGGGCCATACCCCTCATCATTTCTATTTTTTCGTCAAATTTTGACATGTGTTTTCGCTCACCTTATTTATGATCCGGCGACGCAATAAACGAGATTATTCGTCCAAAAAACAAGCATTGACGGATCATACAGAAAACGTTAATTTGAACGCAATAGGAGAAAAATTTCATGGCTTTGAAATGCCTGATGCTGGAGACCAGAGACAAGAAGCGGTTCTTCACCCTGCTCGGAAACTTCAAGCACCTGGAGGAGTACTGCCGGGCCTTCGGCGCCGAGATGTTCGTGGTGAAGGCAGATATAGAAAGAAAGAGAATTCTAGATCTGAAGGGGCTTGTGCCGGCCCTCTGCGACAAAAACTACAAAGGCGAAAAAGTCGGCTACAAGATAATCGAGAACAAAAAGAACAAAAAGATCAAATGATCACTTCAGGTGACTGCCGTAGTAGCCGAGCATCACCTTCATGGCAGACAGAATCTCTTTGAATCTCTCGAGGTCTTCGTTCTCGTACTTCTCTCTGCGTCTCTTTCTTTTGAGAGAGGCCACGTTGGACTTCAAAAGTTCCGAGTGGCGCCTCATCTCAAAAAGAACGACTTCGTCAATCTGGTCGTCCGTCAGTTCAATCTTCATTTCTTTCGCCGATCAAGTTGCTTACATCCTGGTGCGTGTCCACCTGCTCCACGCTGTCGCTGTTGGTGAGGGCGATGGCGTCGGACCACTCCTTCAGATACTCCCTGACCTGCTCCGGGCTTTCGGCATCTATGAGAGCGGGATACTTTATCAGAACCTCGGCGTCGAACGGAGCCGACTTGGCCTGCTGGAACACCGCCTCCTCGTCGCCGCCGTTCCACGGGGAGAGAATCTTGTACTTGCCTGCGCCCTTGGCGGTCTCGACCCTCTTTGACATGAGGATGGCGTCCATGAGGCCCCCGAGGGGATTGATTCCCGAATCGTAAAACAACGGGACGTTTTCTATCTTTATTCCTGGGGTGAAGTGCCTGTTCTTCTTGTTGACAATTGTCATGTTTGTGCCGAGCGAAAGCTTTGTGCTCTTGTCCTGGAACGCCTTCGGGGAGCCGGTTCGGAACCTGAGTGAGGCGTAGAACTTCAGGGCCTCGCCGCCACCGGAGGTGGTCTCGTCGTTGCCGTATATCACCCCGATCTTCTTGCGCACCTGGTTTATGACGTACAAGGTCGCATCCTTGTCGTTGAGGAAGGGATTGAGGCTCCTCAATATCTTGTTTGCAAACTTGGCTCGTTCGCCCGGCCTCTCGTTCCCGACGGCGTCTCGCTCCGCCTTGGTGGCGTTCTCGGGCAATTCCACCTCGCTCCACTCCCTGTCGGTGGGATTGACGCCGATGCTGTCCCAGACGATGCCGATGGGCTTCTTGGGGAACTTGGCGCGGATGGCATTGACGACGGCGATGATCTTCTTCTCGACCTGCTGGAGGGTCACGGGATCGAACACAAGGAGCTTGTCGGGGTCAACGTGTCCGCAACGCTCCGCGAAGTCGCTTCCGCTCGACCTTTCGCAGTCCAGCAGAACGGCGATGCCGCCTTGCTTCTGAATGGCTCCGAGGAAGCAGTATCCGAGAAGCGACTTGCCGGAGGCTTCGGGACCGAAGGCCTCTATGATTCTGCCCCCGGGGAAGCCTCCGCTGATGAACCTCCCGCTGCACGCGTAGTTGATAGCGAGGTTGCCGGTGTCCACGTAGTACGGAACCTGGCCTGCGTTTCGGAGGAGTTCTCCTCCGGTGGAACTCAATATCTCGTCAAGAGCCGAATCCTCACCCTTATTCTTCTTAGCCATGATGTCTCCTTTTTTTGATTTGTTGCAGAAAGCCCAGAGGGGGCTGGAAATATCCTCTCCCCGGGACCCGATTGTCCCGGGGAGAGGTTCTCTTATCGAATCCTATCAGCCCAGCCTTCTGAGTTCCTCGAGGAAGTCCTTGTCGGCGATCTCGTCGTCGTCGCCGCCCGTGGATTCCTCCTCGACCCTGGCCTTGGGGGCCGCGACCTTCTCCTCCGCGACGGGGGCGGCGGGCTTGGTCGCAAACTTCGACGGATCAAAGCCGCCGGAGGACTCCTGCTTGAGTCCGAGATGCACGGCGAGCTCGTGCTCCAGTTCCTCGTAGGTCTTGAGGGTTCTGAGGGCGACGAGGTCGTGTACGCCCTCCATCCACTTCTTGCACTCGTCCGGGTCGGCAGCGGGGCTCTGCTCGAGGAAGTGCGAACCCTCGTAGTTCGGAAACTGCTGGTCGCCCGACTTGCGTATCGTCTTGACGAGCTTGAAGTCGTAGCCGTTCTTGAAGTCGGTGACGTCGCCGAGCTGCGGCTGGTTCATCTCCTTGTCGCCGAGAATGCCGCGGAGGATGATCTCGTGAACCGTCTTGCCGACGGAGAGAATCTTCGGCCCGACATTCTTCTTCACCGTGCCGTCCTCGGCGGTCTCCGAGCGGACGATGACGTTGTAGTAGTACCTCTCGATGGGCTTGAGCTGCCTGTAGAGGTTCTGCAGGCGGTCTCGCTCGGCGGGGGCGGCCTGCTCCGACTCCTTCCAGCAGTGGCGGATGTAATCCACGATGGGATTCTTGCCGACCCACTTGCCGTTGACATACTCGCGGATGTCATGGATGCTCTTGCCGTTGACCCTGTGGAGGGCCGTGGTGAGATAGAAAGGGCTCTTATCGCGGCCGAACTTGCTGGAGGGGGCGGGAGGAAGGAGGCGCATCACCACGCTCCCCTTGCCTTCCGGCATCTTTACGAAATTCTCGAGGAAGGAGCCGCCAGAACCCTCGGCGGACTTGAGGCCCTTGTAATCGCTCTGAAGTGAACCAAGATCAAGTGACATGTTAATTCTCCGTTGTTAAAAGTTGAAAGTTCAAACCAACGCTACTTCTGTTCGCGTCGGCAAGTTATAATGTAATATAGGGTGGCTGTCAATAGATTTTTCTAGATTTTTCACGACGGTGTTTCCGCGGTCAAATCTATGCCACCCGACGCAGCCTGCTCCTCATCAAGGCTTGACCTGGCCTTCTCCTCAAGAGCCTTGACCTTGTCCTGGAGAGTGACGTGGCCCTCGGCCTCGAGGCTCTCGTTGATCTTGCGTCTTTCTTCGGCCTCCCTGAGATGCTCCTCCTCCAGAGCCTTGAGAATTTGCATGTTCTTTTCAAGCTTCTCAATCGACTTCTGATTGCTCTTTTCCTCTATGGCCTTCTTCTTCTCGGGATCCTTGACGAATGGGACGATCTTTTCCCTGAACCTTCTGTTCAGTTTTGCGCCCCTTCTATCATCCCTCTTGATCTGCTCCAGCTTGTGCCGCCGCGCCGCGGCTCTGGCCTTGCCCTTGAGTTCGCGCGCCTTCTTCTTCTGAAGCTGTTTCTTGGTTGTCATCATCTTATCCTTATGTCCGGCATTTCGGTTCTCTCGTAGTTGCCCCAGAGGTTTATCTCTTCCTTCTGGTTCTCGGCTCCGACGTACTTCGGCCCTTCGTCCTCCTGCGAAAGTCCGGCTCCAACGGCGACGAAGTACTCGGCGCTGACCTTCACTTCCTTTCCGGAGTCGTCGGTGGTGCTGTAGACGAGGGTGGATCCGAGGGATTCCTCGGAATGGACGGGGTACTTCCTGCCCATAGTGAACTTCAGGCCCTTCTGTCTGACCTTCTGCTCGCCTACGGGATCGGGATCGTACATTTCCTGGCGGATCGCTCGCTTCGCAAGGTTCCTCCTGACGGGGCACGACTTGTCGGCGAGATCCCTTGATGGCGACGGCACTGGCTTGAAGTCGTCTTCGGGCTTGAAATCGTCCTCGGACTCGAAGTCTTCGGTCGTGACCACTGCCCCCGAATCAAAACTAAACTTCTTCCCCTTTATGACGATGCCGTCGGAGGCCTCCCTGTATCCCAGTTTCTTCTTGGCATACTCGTATATCTCCACGTCCACGATCAGTATGTTCCGCCGGGCGAGCTGGCTCATCACCTTGCCCGCGACGACTTCCAGACCGACATCGTCGGTGACCTTGCCCACCTTGACGCTTTTCGTCTTGACCTCTTCCCCGTAAGTGCCGGGACTATCCAAGGCCTCCTTGTAACTGTAAAAAATCTCGTATCCCATGTATTAAAAATAGCTGCGGCATTTCATTTCATCGCAAGAGCGGTTCCGTACCTCGTATTAAAAAATATCAAGTCTCTGTTCTTTGACCTGCAGAAATCCGAAAAAAGCCTGCCTTCTGCGGATTCGGGAGGGGCTCTGTCAAGCACTACGAAACCGTCGAGATTCAGATTCTGCCAGCACACCTCCAGGACATCAAGCAAATCCGAGCCAATCCTCTCCGTGATCATGGCGAGGTCAACGCCGCCGGAAACCTTTCTGGAGAGGTTCTCGTCGGTGGCCTTGCCAAAATGGAAGTCGACAGGAAACCTTCTGCCCTTCACGTCTCTGATGTTGGCCAGGGCAAGACGAGGAGAATAGAACTCCGCAGATGATGTCTGAAGGCCGACCGCCCTTGTGACAGAAGAAGAGCCCTTCAAAAAACAGCAAAGGGGAAGGGCGAGATTGAAGCCAACGTTCAGAACGGAAGCGGGACCTATATGCTTCGCGAGGTGATAATAGAAAGGAAGATGCTTTGGGTCCTGGTACTGGGGGCTTTTTCTGGAGTCTTCGTCTATCAGACGAAGATGCCCAAGGAGGACGCTCGTCCCCAAAAGGCCCGAAGACAGAGCCTTATCTATATCGCACTTCAGCCTGTTCAAGTCCATGCCAATAATCTAGCTAAAAAAGAAACTAGTTCTCCAACCCATGGAGGCAACAGGTGAAAAGCCGAAGCGGAAAGGCAGTAGAGAGCCGGGCAGGAATCATGGCCTTGATCGCAATGGCCCCGCCGGACGCTCGTCTGACCCGGCGTATTTTTTTCTGATTCCCGAGTAGTGCCTCCATATCTCAAGATCAAACTCCGCAATTGTCTTTCCTGATATGTCGGCCATCTCCAGAAACTTCGCCTCAAGCTCAAGGTACTTTCCTCCCGTCGGAGTAGACTTGGGAACATCTATTCCCTTTTCCCTCATGTACTTCAAAACATGGGTGTCAAGGCCTGCGTACCTCGCTCCCCTCCTGCTGTGCATGAGGAAACACCGGGAGGTCTTCGGCCCTATGCCGCGAACGGATTCAAGATCAGAGACGCCGCAATTTTTGAGATCAAGCCTCCTGCTTGCCAGATCAAGCATTGACCTGCTCTTGTTGTTGTAGCATCCTATCCCATGCGCCCTCATGGATTCCGCAAGGTCGGCTCCAAACCTGCGGATTATCTCGAACGGCTCGTCCGTGCCGAATCTATCCCTGCCATGGGAAAGCATGCGGCTCAGGTTTCGCGCCGCGGTGGATGCCTTCTTGCCCGCGGCGCATATCCAGAAAAGAAGCACGAGCTGAAGCTCGTGATCCGTGCAGTCGTACTTCGTTATGTTGTCGGGATCTACGAGGAAATCCACACCACGCCTCATTCGGAACGGCTTCTGCCTACGATGCCGCTCACCGCGTCGTCCCGGTTCTTGAATACGATGTCGGTGTTAAGCTTGTCCATCTCCTTGCGCACCATGTGACCCCTGCTCATCGCGTTCTCATGGGCCTTGTCCCACGCCTTGAGGTGCTGCTTAATGAGAGTGACCTTGTGCTTGGCTCCGATGATCTCCCTCTTGGCCTCGCAGACATTTGCGTCCTTCTTTGTGCTTGCCTCCGCAAGCTTGTCAGTACACCCCTCCTCCTTGCTCTTCTCGTAAGAGGCGGAGAAAAGTATGTCATACTCATACTCCTTGTAGGCCAGTATGGCCTCGGCCTCTGCGAGCTTCTGGCTGAAGTAGTCGTACCAGAGGGCGAGGTTCTCCATGAAATTATTGAGGCTAATCTCGTTGAAAGACAGCCTTGTGTTGTCCAGGACGATCTCCTGGCCGCCTATCTTTATCGTGGTCTGCGCGTGGGGCGCGACCCTGTCGGCATCGCCCTTCGGTACGAGGTCGTTTATTTCAGTCACCCTTTTCTCCTTCTTCTAATGGCGGTTGTACGTCGGGAGAGTCGGGATCATCGTACCCCGCGTCGTTCTCCAGCATCTTTTTCTTCTTTGTCTTGGAGGCGAGCATCTCGGCCTGCATGTCCATGTCGGAAGCGCGCTCCGTCTTCTTGAAAGAGTATTCCTTCCATATTTTGTTGTAGACGTCCTCCGCTATCTGCTTTATTTGGAGCGTCTCCTTGTCAAACTGGGCCCAGAATGTGAACCTGCTCTTGCCGTGCCTGTGCTTGATGACGAATATGCGGGCTATGCCGGCCTCCTTCTCGGCCTGCATCTGATTTATGCTCCAACACCCGTCAAGGGGTCTGATCTGCCCGTAGGAGTCAGCGAGATTGGTGTCGTCTATGACGCCGTCGCCCAGGCCGTCCTTCTTCTGGGCCTCGCGGGCGTCCTTGTTCGGCTGCATGGCGGTGAATATGCAGATGTTCTCCTCCGTGGCGAGTCCCCGGAGGTCGCGGACCATCCTGTATCTGGATTCGTACGTTGGAATGCCGGGATAGTCCTTCATTTCGCCGATGTAGTCTATGACGACAAGATCGGGGATGAATCCCACGAGCTGAAGCTGCTGCATGTAGGCTCTGAGGGTCGCGACAGTCATGCTTCCGGCGGGAAACTGCTTTATTATTAGAAGGCGCTTGTCCTCCTTGTCGCGGAGCTTGTCCTCGAAGGCAGCCCTGACCTTTTCTCTGTATTCTTGTAGTTTGTTGATGTCCACCCCCGAAAGCTGGGCGTCAAATCTTTCGGCTATGGCGTCCTCTCCCATTTCAAGAGACACGTACAGAACCTTCTTGCCGAGCCTGACGACGTTCTGAAGGGCGGCTCCGACAAGGGCGAGGGACTTTCCGCTTCCGCTCATTCCGATCCACGAATAAATCTCGCCACGGTGACACCCGCCCCCGAGGAGGGCGTCGTCTATCCTGTCAAACCCGCTCGTGAACCTCTCCCTCGTCTCCTCATCCTTCTGCATCCTCTCGTACCGCTCCTCGAAGGTCTGGAAGTAGTTCAGTCCCTCCTCGAAGTTCCTGTCCACGAGAAGGGCTCCCTTCAGAACGCCTTGAATTTTTATCCACGTGTCCTCGCTCTCGGGATTCCTCTTTATGAGGCCGAGGGACTGATCAAAGGCGACCTTTAGAGCCATCAGCTTGGCAAAGTTTATTATCTTGTTGAGAAAGGCCTCTCTTGTGTCGAGTCCCGGGACATACTTTTTGTATATCAGTTCTATTTCTGCGGTGTAATGAAATCTAGACTGCTCGTCCTTGTTTGCGGTCTTGTCCTTCACCTCCTGCATCACGAGCGTCTTCGAAGGAATCGTCTTGTAGGAATCTATGTGATCAAACAGTATCCGGCACACGAGCTGGTGCCGTTCGTCTACGAAATAAGAAGGCTTTATGAGGTCCTGACACTGTGTCGCAAACCACCTGTCGTTGAGCAGAAGCCCGATTATCGTCCTCTGGAATTCCTCGTCCCACTTGTACTTTTCGTCGGGATTGTCATCCGGGTTGGTGAGTTTGTCGAGTTCCGCCTGCTCGGCGTCCGACAGAGGTTCGTCTTCAAATTCATGCATGTCGTAACCTAGTCGCGTCCGACTCAGTTCTCAAATATTCTATTGTGGGTGTTGTTCACTCTAACAAATTTGCAGCACTTGCTCAAGTCCTTCAGGTTTTCGGTACCCACATAGGTGCAGGCGCTCCTCAAGCCTCCGAGAATCTCCTCCACGGTGAACTTCACCGGCCCCCTGTACGGAACCTTGGCGCTTCTTCCCTCGCTGGCCTTGTACCTCGCCTTGCCGCCGTTGAACTTCTCCATGGCCTCGTCGCTACTCATTCCGTAGAACCTGAAGAATTCCCGGTTGCCGTACTCGTCAAGTTCCCAGTCCCCCTCGCACTCGTTGTGTCCGCTCAGCATCCCTCCGAGCATCACAAAGTCGGCACCGGCTCCGAAGGCCTTGGCGACGTCGCCCGGCGTGGTGCATCCTCCGTCCGCGACGATGTGACCCCTGAGGCCGTGGGCGGCGTCGGCACACTCAATGCATGCACTCAGCTGCGGGAAACCACAGCCAGTCACAATTCGAGTGGTACATGCGGATCCGGGGCCTATTCCTATCTTGACGATGTCAACCCCGCCCGAAAGCAGGAGTTCCTGAACCATCTCTGGCGTGCATACGTTGCCCGCCATCAGAACACTTTTCGGCAGGGCTCCCCGGAGCCTCTTGCACCTCTCCACGAAGAACCTCGTGTAGCCGTTGGCCACATCGAGGCAGACATATTTGGGATCGCCGTGCCTGCCCCTGAAATCTTCTAGCTTTTCAAAGTCCTCGTCCTTTATTCCGAGCGTATAGAAAGAATCGTTGTCTCCGAAAAAGTCGACAAGCTGCGATGTGGAGTAGTGCTTGTGAAGGCACACCGGCATGTCGTATTCCGCGAGAGCCTTGGCCATGGCGAAAGTCCCGACCGTGGACATGTTCGCGGCGACTATCGGAACCCCCTCCCAGTCCGCTCCGGAGTTCAGAAACCTGAACTTCCTGTGGAGGTTTACATTCTTCCTGCTGGGGGATTCGGACCTCTTCGGGCAGATGAGAACATCGGAATAATCCAACTTGACTTCATTTTCAATTCGCATCGGAGCAATCCATGGATTTCTACTATTTTATCATGCAATGCCGAGAAAGAAAAGACTAATCAACAAGGCAATCAAAAAGAAGTCGGACAAGAAGTGCCACTTCTGCGGGGAGGACGACTACTGCGCCCTGGATGTCCACAGAATAGTCCCGGGAGAAATCGGGGGCGAATATGTGGAATTAAATACGGTGACCACATGTGCCGTGTGTCACAGAAAAATCCACAACGGCAAAATCAAGGTTGACAGGAAGTATTATTCAACTAATGGTTGGGTACTTCACTACTTCGACGAGAACGGAACAGAACATTGGGACTAAGATTCCTTCCTCAATTTTCCGTCGTAGAAATCTCTGCGTTCGTGCTGTGTGGGCGAAGCCAAGAGGAGGCCGGGGCGGATGTTGCCCTTCTTTGTCTCTTGGAAAATATATGACATCCATGTGCCCTCGTAGGGATGGGCCCACCGTTCGGTGAGGAACATCTTTTTGTTGCCGCTTCGGCTTACGACCTGGGGCCAGTTGCAGTAGTATATCTCTCCATCTATGTAAGGAATTCCATTTAAAACCCTTATCCTGTCAAATTTTGTCCTCGGCGCGTTCGGATCAGTTCCCATGACGGGCAACTTGGTCTTTTCAGTAAAGTATTTCTCTCTGACATCCTGCGGAACGTTGTACCAGGACCACTGGGTTCCGTTGTCCCCGTAGAATTCCGTGAAAGACAACTTGAGAAAGTCAAAGCCGTTTTCCCTTATGATACTTATGGAGTTCTTGTACAAGTCTGCGACTTTTCTTCTGAACCCGTTCTTGCAGTACGAATCCGGCCCCGAGTAAAAGAACATGTCGTCTTCAAAAAACACATAGAAATCAAAGCCGTTCTCCTCCGCGTGTTCGGCAACAAACTGCCTGCCTCCGCATATTCCGAGATTGTCTTTTTTTATGTGTTCGTATCCGTATCTCTCGCAGATAGATTTGTATTTCTCGGTGGTGGAGAGATCGGAGGAGTTGTCCAACAGATACTTCCGCCTCGGTCTAGTTATAAAGTCATTGTCGTAGGTCTCCATGCTCTGCAGAAGAGCCTCAAACTGCGAGGGGCTATTGAAGGTTATCACATATATTGCGGTGTTATCCGGGTCGGAGAAAGAGGGATCATGCCTCATCTTGTCCTCCGTGAACTCCTTCAAATTCTCAAAGAAAGGCCACACAAGGCCGTCGCCCGATATTTCAAACCTATGTGTTAGTTCAGGATTCCTGTGGGCGAGGATTGTGAAAATGCACTCGTCGGCTCCCATGAAGCCCTCATCCAATGTGGACTTCATGACGCCGTAATGAAGGTCATTCAAGGCGTGAACGTTCTCCTTGGATCCGCCGAAGAAACCGCCACGGCAGACATAATTGACGAAATCCACATCGCAGTACCGAGCCATGGCCTTCCGCTCAAAGCCGTGGATTTCGTCGTTGCCATCGTACGGATAGGAAATGAAGACGAACTTGCTGCCGCTCTTCAGAACATATCTATCCAGATTATCAAGAACCATGTCATGGAGGAAATACCCCGCGTTCACAGTATTTGTCAATCCTCCGTCCATCCAGAAGAAATACTCGCTCGAGAACGGATTGGTTATTGCCGAATCATTGAGCATGAACATCTTCGTGAACATCATCGCGTTGTAGTATTCCAGTGCCGCCTGGGGCGATCCGGGGAGCCATCCCGCGAAATTCTTCCATGAAGGATCATTCCTCAATTCTTGTATTTTGTTGAAAAAAGGATTCCAAGTCTTGAAGTCGGAATTGTTCTTGATGAATATTTTTGTCGGCTTGTCGCCCCTAATCTCCTCAACTTCACCCCTGATGGTTTCGGGAATCCAGATGCACATCTGTGCGTCGCACTTCAAAAGTTCAAAAAATTTGTCCTTGTAATGGGAGAAATCTCTCTTCGCCCAGCCGTCCATATCCCCTCTGCCTAGATCCCAGAGACCCGTAACTATCGTCACATTTTTGTTCATTTTATTAATCCTAATTTCATAAGAGTGTTTCTAGCCCTGACTTTGGGGGAGAGGTTCTCTTCATAGTACCTACGGGCATTGTTTGATACGAAATTGAGGTAATCCAAGTCTCCGACCACCTCCCTGAACCTCTGTTCTATCATCTCCGCATGCCTCTTCAGTCCCAACCTGTCCTTTTTGACAGCGTTCTGAAGGGGCAGATCGTCGGGAAGGGGGATTGAAAAATAATGGTAGTTGGGAATTAAATTAGGGTCTAATCCGACGACATATTCAAATCTGATCATCGGGACTCCAAGAGCCATGCATTCCACATCGCGGTAGCATATATCACCGTTCGCCGCCCCTCCTATGCTCAAAGCAAGGCGGTAGCCCATCATTTCCTCAAGGTATTCGCGGTAGCCCAGTCCCCCGTTGTCCGACAATAGGGACGGGTCTATGTGGCCGATGATAGGCCTGTATTCCCTTGTTCCCTTGAAATACATTTTCTCCTTTAGCTCGGCCATGTCCTGCCTTTTGGCATACAGGCCGTCAAAGTCGGCGCTGTTCTGGGGGAAATATATCCAAGGGCGGTACTTGTGGGCGTTCTTTCCAGCGTGGAACAAAATCTGATCGGGTACGTACTGGCTGTAGAGTACCATCTTCAGATGGGGGTTGTCTTGCTCCGCTAGCACGGCTGGGCTTATCTGGTCTGCCAAGGAGAGGACATAGAAGTCCCCCGTGTCCAAGTTTTCTATGACCATCTCGCAGTTCTTGACCTGAAGGTGGTCTCGGGTTCGCCTGGAAAGGTGAATGTTCAAATCTTCTTGGGTTGTGGCGTCGCCTCTGTTTTCAAAAACATTGCAACTCTCCGACAGAACGGCGACTATCTCGTCCCAAAACGCCGAGTGATCCCGGAATTCCCTCATAAAATCGCTGTTGGGGTTGTGCAAAAGCAAGTCACATTTCTTTTGCTTTTTTGTGGCCCAGAACAAACCGTCAATGCTGCCGATTTCAAAACTTTCCCATGAAAATTCATCCACGCCCGCATCCAGCCCTTCAAACCTGAATTTGGAAGACTTGTAGTCATCCACATAAATCACGCCGCCCTCTTCCATTTCGCCGACGACGCTTCTTATGTCGTTTTGGACCCCGTCAAAGGTATGGTTGCCGTCTATTTCGGCAAAATCAAATCTGCCCTGGAACCTGGACACAAAGTCGGGGAGCGTCTTGGCGGAATCGCCCTCCGTCAAATGCAGGCTCACGCAATCGCGCCAATAGCTCTTGAGTATCTCAAAATTGTGCCTGACGCACTCGTGTTCGCATATATCAAAGATGTAAAAGTCAACATGAACTTTTGAATAATCAGAACATTTCTTCTTCAATTCGTGAATTGTTTGACATATGAGATGCGCAGAATGACCCATGTTGAATCCCGTTTCCAAAATGGTCACAGGCTTGATCTGTTTCAGAAATTCAACAAGCTTCACCTGTCTTTCTGGGAACCAGCTTATGTTGCCTTCCCCGCAAACTCTAGTTCCTTCCGGGAGGTCTGTCAGCATCAGATCTTCTTTCTAATTATTGATGTGATGCTAGTGGGTCCTATGTGAAACACCTCTATTTTGTCTATGCTCTGCTCCAGATACTGTTTTTCGCCCTCATCCAAATAATCGCTGATTATTTCTTTGGTGCCGATATGATGCTCCAGCATCTGGAGCGGAGTTATGTGTCCGGCCTCTCCCCAGCCCCAGAACTTCGCCTTCTCAAGGTCATTTACCTCTATGCTGCTGTGCAGGTCTTCCAGTATGTATATGCCCCCCGGCTTGAGGCATTTGAAAAAATAGGCCAGCGTGATCTGCTGGTCATATATGTTGTGCGATCCGTCGTCCACTATCAGATCGTAGTCCTTCAGTTTTGACGCGTAATCCACCACCAGATCCTTCTTGGACTGATCCAGCCAGCCCGTCCTTATTCTGCCCAGGTCTTCTATCTGATATTCTTTTATGTCCAATCCAAGAATGTCGGCGTTCGGAAAGTAGTCCCTCCAAACCTTTAGGGAGTTGCCGTGAACCCACCCCACTTCATTCCAGAAGCCCCCTATGCCTATCTCGCAGACAAGCTTGACCTCTTCTCTTATAGAACTAAAAGCAGACTCGTATGCCGCCTCGTAATAGTTGTGGGTAAAATCCTTGTCGGTCGGGTAGGCCTTGGCTATTTCACTAAGTTTCATTAATTTCCTTCTGTTCTAGGCGGCACAAAAAGTCCGATGTCGTCGAAAATAGGGTGGCTCGTTACAATATAATTCGCGTCCGGCTCCCTAGATGTAGAGAAGTAAACTCTTATGTATTTTTCTCCGTCACAAGAATGAAGTTGTTCAAGCAAGTGCTTCGGGTAAATTATCTGATCTGGGGGCGAGAGTTCTCTGACCTTTTCGGTGACATCTATAACATCTGGACTCCGGGGAGCCGGACGCCCCTCGTCAATCTGCTCACCGAAACATCCGTATTCTGCCTTGATTATATTGATCGCGACATTGGAGCCGCCATCTTCATAAATGTATCTGGGGATGACGCTGAAGTAGGGATGGTATCTAAACTTATTGTGCTCGAAGAACCTTATTGACTCCCATTCGGAATTGTCCCGTCCCTCGTGGAGCCAGGACTCACAGTACCACCTAGTGCCTCCTTCAAACTTTATCAGTTTTTTGACGTGTCGGGAGGACGCCCACCAGAAATTTCCCCACCACCACCTGTAGTGGCAGGCTGCACCAGCGGTATCAAAACCATCATTCAGTTTGGCGACGCACTCTGTCCACCTGTCCACGACGAAGTATGTCAGCATTTCAGTCCAGCAGTTGATTCCCTTTATCCTCAATTCGTCTAATTCTTTGCGTTCAATTACATTTGAGTACTTGTTGTGGACGCCTTTGGCGTGGAAATAAAGGATGTTGTATTCATCGCTCCGGTTGCCTATTTCCTGAACTTTTTTAATCGCCCTATATTCCGACCCGAGATTTACTTCCTCGTACTCCAATGCGAATTTGGGAAATTTTCTTACAAGATTCTCAACCTCATCTCTGTTCTCCTCTGTGTCCGCGACCAAGAAGTACAATTCATCCGCGGCATCGTACAACCCAGAACGCTTCAACCTTTCAAAGGCGAAAGTGGCGCGTTGTTTCCAATCGCTAGTGGCCCAGCAGTAGTACACGATGGCAATTTTCGGTATTTGACTGGTTTCTCTAGAAATATCACGCTGAATTTCAGTCATTTTTCGGAGTCGCTTTTATGCTGACTGTTTTTACAGGAAGATTGAATGAACTTTTGATGATTGAATCAAAATCCACATTAATAACATTAAAATGTGATTCGACCCCTTTTATATAGTTAAATACGGTATTTTCATCAAATCCAAACGACTTTCTTGATCCATGAAGTTTGGATTCAAAACCTTCTGTAAGATTGAAGAACAATAGGCCTCCGTCCATTACAGATTCTCCATATGCTTTCAGCATGTTTTTTTCATGAGCCAATGACGTGTCAAAAAATGTGTTCCAAAACGAAAGTTCGCCTATTGACTTGGCTCCAAACGGACAAAACTCACTAGCATTCAGACCGGACCTCGGAAGGTTTCCATAGTACTCCCAGTTGTATTCGTCTTTTTCAAATGAATACCAGATGGGAGTTGTTTCTGAACCCGTGCAATTCCATGTTTTGACGGGCAGATGGAGAGATTCGTGATTGACAACATCAAAAGGAAAATTTATCATAACTTTTCTTCTGATCGGATTGCCATTATTGTAATACGATATTACATCATCCGCAAAATATTGTCTTTTTCCATTAGTGTAATGGAATGTGAAAAGTTTCTCCCCAACAACATAACCACCGTAAAGGAGGTCGCTAGTTACAGCTCTAATTTTGCTTTCCCTGGATATTAAATCAAAAATAACCCTGTCTTCTGCTATTATCTTTGCTTCATTATTGTGGCGCGAAATTAATTCACAGGCATTTCTTGAAAATAACATTCCCGCTCCGCCGTGGGAACAAGATGAAAAAACAACATCTGGAAATGATTTTAATTTAAGTTCCTCAATTAAATCGGGCAACCTCCATGAATTTAAATAAGATCCGTCATCGGTTCTGAATATGTAATCAAAATCCCTGTTCTTGAGGCACCAGGAGATGGCCTCCTTGAGGCGCTCAAACATCAAAGACCCAAATCCCAAGTCATTGAGATAATTGTAGTCATAAGAATCACTTGAAATCAAATGAAGGACTCTATTCGCCTTGTCAAACGACTGATTGTCGTTGCCTCCGTCAAAAAAAATTACTTCAAAACCAAGAGCCTCTATTCTCGGAACCCATGTCTCCATGCAAGACATCTTTCTCGTAAGATCTGCTCTGTCTATTTGTATTGAGTGTCCTTTGTATTCCTTGCTTGTAAAAGCAAGGAATAGTATTTTAGTACCGACGGAATCCGCATTGATTGTGGATGAATCTCTAACGGCATTCGTCTTGGTTGCCGGTTGCTCCCTAGGCGCATTCGTCTTTTTCCTTATCAACGATGTCACGCTGAAATAGTTCTCATCTTTTTTAAGAACCTCACACGATTCAATGTTGTTTTCTAAATACCTGCACTCTTCGTACGAAAGATAATCGGATTCAATCCTTCCCGAGGAAATGAAGTTTTCCAGCACTTCCAAAGTAGTAGTCTTTTCAGGATCGCCCCAGTTGTACCCGGATTTCTCGGACATGCGGGCCTCCGTGCTTGTGTGTAAATCCTCAATGACAAACAGCCCGCCAGGATTGAGTTTTCTAAAAAGCTTCAAAAATGTGACCTGCTGATCCCTCATCTTGTGCGATCCGTCGTCTAATATGATGTCAAAGTCATCCTGAGACTTACAAAATGAATCAATTTCGGCATCTACGGACTGATTCATTTTCACGACAGATATCCGCTCTTCCTCAATTGATTTGTCTACAAGATCGCATCCCACTATAGTGGCTTCAGAAAAATAATCGCGGAACATCATGAGCGAATCCCCGTCTGCTATTCCTATTTCACAGACCCTCTTCGCGCTCTTCCTAAATGGAGCGAATATTCTTTCATAGTGATTGGTGACATAGCGATGCTCGTATTCCTTGTCCGTGCCATGAAATTCGGCCAGTTGGGCAAGCGTCATCTCTTCCGAATTTATCTTTGTTTCAAAAATTTTGGCGTGTATCTTGTCCAAAGACCTGTTTCGCCGGTGACCTTTGGCGAATGCGTGAAAAATGAAATTATCTTGGTTGTATTCCAACCAGTTAAAACTTCTTTTGCTGATTATCTTGATGCGGTCGCCATATCCATTAAAGTACAAATAAGACAAGCAAGATTGATCATGCCAATGGCCATGCTTGAAATACCCAGGTTGATCGTTGTTTATTCCCAATTCAGTAATATCCGAACCTTTCAAATTATCGCCTGACTCCCACCATTTTCTCAAAAAATCAGAAGTCCAAGATGAATTGCTGAAGAGCAACACTCCAGCATTCATTTTAGAATGATGGCTGTAGTCTTCGGCTGCGATCAAATCATGGCTGGAATCCAAAAATTCCTCTATTCTGATATCTTGCTTGCAAAATATGGCGTCAATGTCCATGAACAATACATGGTCGTACTTGCCTAGAACCTCGCCTATCAACTTGGGTTTGATCCATGTGAAGGCTCGGCCTTCCGCCATGGACTTCAGCTTCTCATCATCCTTTTCTACTAAATAGTCATATCCGTGAGCCTCACAGTACTTTCTGTTGATCTCCTCGGCAAAACGACCGTAGGAAACATTGGAAGTATAGAACTGAACCACACATATTTTTGACATTAATTTCCACCAAGGTAATCGTATTCGGACAAGGACACCATTCCCGTCCTGATTGACTTCTCTCTAGTTATCCTCTTGCCGAGCGACTTTTGCGCATTCCATGTTATCGCCTTGCAGTAGGTGATGAACTTCGTGTCTATCCTCAAGGGAGCCTTCCTGTCCGGTCTCTCCTTGGAAGGCACGAGGGACTTAACGAGTTTGTCAAGCATCTTTTCCTGATGCGGCCCGAACTTCTGCTTGTTTGCGCCGTGCCTTGTCTTGTTCTTCCACAGGTTCAGAAGCTGCTTCAGGACGCTCTTGATCACCGCGTCCTTGGCATACTTCTTGCACTTCTCAAGGCACTCCTCGATGTAGCACTGCCTCTTGTAGTACGAGGCCGCACGGAGGAGGGCGATCCTCATGTCCTGCGCGATGTCCTCCTGGCTGTCGGTGTGGTTGTTCCTGGTGTTCTTTTTTATGAGCTGCCAGGCCTGGTATTCGCACAGTTCGCCGAACTTGCCGTCCAGAAGAAGATACTCCTCTTCGGTGACGGGAAAGGAATCCTGAATCGTCTTCATATTTTTATCCTCTTGGTAAAAGTTTCCAAATCATTGAGATTTTGTCCGAACTTGCATGTGGTCTTGAGTACCAGGCCGGGGAACATTTCATCCTCCTCCTCAAGAACGTTAATTCCGAGTTCGCAGGTGGAAGCAAGGTTCTTTTTGTCGCAAAGTACGCAATATCCGTCATGCACATGAAAACCGATGCTGGCCTTGCCGGCCAGAGCCTCGTGCAATTTCACAAGTTTTCTCAAACAAATCATGCTCGCTGGCGACTGAATACAAAAATTTTTAATCTTGTACAGTTCTTGTCCGTCAAAAGTCCTTCTGCGACCAAAAACATCAGTTGCCGTGTTGTTGCCGTCGGGTGACTGGGATTCGACCCAGTCGAAGGCAACGGGAAAGGTATCGACCAGGCTATCTATGAGCTTGGCCGCAATTTCTTCCGATGATCCCAGTTTTTTGGCAAGGGAGGCCTTGCCCTGGCCGAATACGACCGGAAGAAACGTGTTCTTGCAGAGTTTTCTGTGGGAGTCCGTGGGTTCCTGCCTTGTTATCTTGCGCCATATCTCCTTGTAGAGATCCTTGCCCGATTCAAGAATTGACGCCAGGGCGGGGTCGCCGGAAAGCCACTGGAGGACCGCGACCTCCATGTTTCTGTAGTCAAAATAGACGAAAGCCTCGTCGTAGCCCCTGGGACGCAGGCTTGCCCTCTCTTCCTCGCCGATGGAGTGGGGGTTGTAGGAGGAGGAATCGACCTTGATGGCCTTCAGTCTTCCGTTTATCTGCCCCTCCATGACATAGGTCGGGTAAACGCATTTCTTCCTCTTGTTATCGACTATGCAGCCCGTCTCAATCTCCGGAAGAATCGAGGAAAACATCGGGACCTGGACGGCGGAGTAGTATGGAGAAAATTTCTTCCAGAGGGCATCGGACATGAGCCCCTTCAGGAGCGATACTGCGTCCCTGAAATTTTCAGGCCTCGCGGGAGCCGCACCGAGATAGGAAGAGATGAGGGAAAGGTCGTAGACCTGACTGTGGATCTCCAGATTCATCTCCGTACGCCCTTTGAGGTAGGAGAAGACATCCTTGGCTCCCCACGCCAGAACGAGCCTGTCGGAGTCCAGGAAGTGATACAAAGAAGAGACGAGGTAGTTCAGTTCGGAGGAGTCCCCGAGGGGCAAGGTAACCCTCTTTCCTCCAAAATGGACTACGAGGCTGACATCCTGCCCGGAATCCCGCCAGTCGGGGTTCTCCCTGGAAAGATAGAGGTAGACATCCTTGCCCTTTATGCTCGGGAGTATTTCCGAAAATCTGCTCATTTAAAAAATTCTACCACAACTCCTACTTCTTGTTAAGTGAATAAACGAGGTTCTTGTCCAATTGGTCATAACTTGAAACCTTGTAGAATTTCAATATCGCTTCCTTGTAGGAGATGCCCTTTCTGTCAGCCATTCTCCTCAAATTTCTTCTCAACTTTCTATTGGTATCCCCTCTTTGCTTGCCGAAGCATTTTCCAGTCAAATCATCTTTCTGCATGGTTGCCTTTCTTTTTATACAACGGGGTCCTTCCCTAGGGAACCCTACTAAAGAGATATAAGGAATTTAATCACTTATATCTCTCATTCGGATTTCCAGGTTTTCCTTATTCTGCTGTCTGGTTCTACCTTCTCCGTTCCTCTTTTCGGACTACTGCAACTTTTTTTATCTCTGTTCCCATTAAGGACCGTGACCCAGGCCCCGTGATAGAGTCTACTACTATCGGGTTACACGGTAAAAACCGGCTTTCGCCGTAAAAAAGAATTTCCTCCGAAAAAACACAGCCTCCTAGTCATACACGCGTCTCAGCGCAAAGGCTTGGAACTGCTGGGGAGTTTATAACCCAGCCGCCCTTTTGGGGTGACCAAACATCTACTCTTGCGAAATATCATCCCACGAAAAGGTTGAAAGTTTCAGGTTCGTAGGTTATGATAGTCAGTGGATGATCTTTCGCATGCGGACATAATAACTAGACTTGAAAACTTCTGCAATAGAGAAAAAAAATGAAGGAACTTGAGCCGATAATCAAGTACAAGATGACGGATATGGAGGCCAAGGCCTACAAGATAGCCCTCATATGGCAGGACGAGTGCAGAAGGGAACTGCCAAAAGAGCAGTTTGTCAAGCTCAAGGCCAATGCAGACCCAAGAAAGTCCACACTTTTCAAATACTGCTATAAACTTGCAAAAGAAATGAAAGGAATCTTGCAAGACAATGAGATACACCTATACATCCGCTCTCAGCTTCAGATTCTGAAGGCGATCAAGGAGGGGGAGGTTCACGCCCTCATAGAACCCCACTGCCTTGTGGGCGAGAAGGCATGGAAGAGATGGAAGCTCTGGAGATACAGGTACAGAAAAAAGCTGGAGCGGGTATTGGATTCCAAGGAAGCCGACATTTCAACTAAATCATCCAAGGTAATTTCCGAAATGAAGGCGACATACGAATTTTTTGAAAAAAGGAGCCTTTTGGAATTCAAATCCATGGAACTGAACACGGACAAGATGAAAACATGGATAGGAAACGGAGAGGTTTCCCCATTCTATGCCGTGCTTTCTCCCTGGATGTCTCGCATTTTTGGAGACCTAGACTCTCTGGATTTCGACAAGGTCTACTACCGCTCTTCCATAAGTCCACATGCGGAGTTGTTTTTCAAGGAACTTTTCGTCCATGAATATTCCTGAAAAGGTATTGCAATTCAAAATCCTCAAGAGAAAAGGAAGACTCTTTCTGGATTACGGAGGCTGGGCCTACGATCTGTCGCCTCCCGATTTCGTCCGCATGGTTCTTCCGCCCAACGTCGCTGGCGTCGATTCCTTTCTTCTAGAGGGAGCAAAAAGAAAGGGCATGGACGGGGACTTCATGCTGCAATTCTCCAATGAACCCTCTTTGGAATGCGACGCTTCCGCAAACTATCTAGAGAAGTTTATGGACGGCTGGATTTACGAGATAACTTATGGGTCTCAAAGGAGAAAGGCCTGGGTCTGCGGATATATGAGGCTCGTTTTCGACGACCCCCCCGAATCCATGCACATCACCATTGCCCCATGAGCCGACATGCTTCATTTTAAGGAAGCCCTGTTCAGTCCTTCTCCATGGTCTCTTTAATCCAATCCGCATAGAGGCTCACCCTCGTGTGGGCGCATTCGTCGCCGTAGTCGGAGTTTGGCTTTCCGTCGTCCGCCATGACGAACGAATTCACCCCCGCCAGTTTCCCGTCTATGAAAAGTCCGCCTCCGCTGTCCCCGCTGGCGATCATGAATTCAAGTTCGGTTCTTCTCCCCCCCAGATTGTTGCATACGAGACATTTCCTTTCCGTTCTTTCAATCACATTGGAACCCGCCCTTTTCAGATCATCCGACTTGACCGCCCCCGTGGAAAAAGTGCCGGTAGTTCCGTATCCGCATATGGTCGCAATCTTTCCCGCCTCGTCATCGCGGACGTACAACTCTGGATAGAAATCCATTCCGAAATTCTCTTCGGAATAGCACAGGGCTATGTCGTTGTTTCCCACTTTGTCCTTGTCGAAATCCTTATGTATTTCGACCTTGCTTATCTTGTATTCTTTTCCGCCAGCCACAATGGCCACGTCATCAGCAGAACTGACAACATGAGCGGCTGTCACCGCCCAGTGGGGAGAAATTATCACTGCGCTCGCATGGAAGTCATGCTCCCCATCCCTCTTCTTGCAGTTGCATATGCCCTTGATCTTTGCCACATGGATGAATTGTCTTCCATACTCCACATGCCTCGAATCGGGAACGGAGGGATCTATGGTTCCCGAATAAGAGAAAGAGGTCGCCAGCACAACCATCAATGCGGCAAGAGCGATTTGCATGTTTCATATCTATTGTCCACGATAGTCATTTGAACATATTTTTTTCCAAAATACCCACCTCATGAGGCCGTTCGTACGTAAATAATGCAGCAAATCCGCTATAGCGGATGCCGCAAGGAGGCAGATGTCTGGACATGGAAAGTCCGATAGGGTTCTGGTTTGTCTACCCACATACCACTCCAAAATAGAGTGGATCAAGAGATCTGTAGCATCGCTGACTGAGCAGACCCATTCCAACTTTGACTGCGTGATCGTCAAAGACGGATGCAGAACCGCCTGCGACCTGAACACCTGCAGGGAATGCGAAAATTGCAGATCCACCGTGGACTTCTGCATGTCAATAAAAGACAAGAGGTTCCGTTTTTTCAACCTTCCCGTAAACTGCGGAGCCGCCGGATGGGGTCCGAGGAACTTCGCAATCCTGAACACAGACCACGACCTCATCAGCTACCTTGACGACGACAACTGGTACGAGCCGGACCACCTTGAATCGCTTTATTCGCTAATGAAATACGGCGATGTTGACATGGCATATACAGGCACAAGGCTATATGACCACGAAATGAAGGTGATGGGAGAGAGAATACATCCTTCCAAACCCGCCCCAGGCTACATAGACACAAGCGAGATGATGCACAAAAGGCACCTCATACATAGATACGGTGGCTGGAGGTTCGTACCAAAATGCAACGACTGGGACATCATATCTAGATGGAAGGATGTCTCATGGAGACACACCGGAAAGGTCACCCTCAACTTCTATGTGCGTGAAGGATGCGGAATACACAGGCTCTGAAAGAATTCATATTAAAATGGAGGACTGCTTCGCTTCCTTCCAAGGAGATTCTCCACGAGTACAGGCCATTCTGCCGCGACCTGCTTTTTGAGGAAGAAGAATTAGTAGTAGAGATTACGGGGATACTGAAGAGGAACATAGAGTCCTGGGCGCGGAAAATGAGTCCCGTTTATTCAAAAAAAAGGGACTTTGCATCCAAGGCAGATCTTTTAGACAAAGGTCTGTGGTATGTCAAATCGGCGATGGACGAGGCTCAGCCAATGGCGACCAGCGGAAGCACCACAGGAAGTCCTTTTGGATACATGAGATGGGAGCCTTTCCTTTATTTCATAGAGGGATTGAACCACTACGATCTAATTCTTGATGAATTTGATGTTCCAAAAAGGCCAAAAATACTCTATTTCTTCAACAGCAATCAGTACGATCCTAAAAAATTAATTACCGTGCGGGACGACTCCGCCAACTTCATGGAACACCACGGCACATCGAGAAAGGCCGAAGTGCATTACGTGAACTTCAAGGCCTTTGAGGATAGCCACCGTGATTTCTTCGTAAATCTAATCCGCCATCTCCTAGAAAACAGAATTGACGTCATTTTCGCCCCCGGACCCGCAACCAACTCCATGTGCCACTACATGAGAAGGATGAACATAAGCGATAAAATATGCGGCCTGCTCAGCAACAGTAACGAAAGACTGCTTCAAGAGGATGCGGCCTACCTCATGGAAGGTCGCGCAGATCATGTCTGCGATCACATGAGGTGCTGGGATGGAGGGGCGACTTTCTTCACATGCAGGCACAAAAACTACCACCTTCTTGACAACCTGTCCTGGTGCGAGGAATTGGGCGGAAAACTGGTCAGCACCGACTATTTCTCAATTCCTTCTCCCTTCGTCAGATACTGGAATGGAGACATGTGTTCAATATCAAATTCCTACCAAAGGTGCGAATGCGGCAGACTCTACAGAGAATTTGAATTCCTAGAAAACAGGCCTTTTTCAATGAAAGGTACATGCCTGCAAGACCTCAAATGCAGAATAGCAAAAATTAATTCCAAATGCATAAAACAGGTCAGATGCGGCCTAAATACGATCGATATCATTTCCTCGGAAGAAATCCCCGAAGGGCAGAGGGGCGAAATATCCAAATTGACCGACAGATTTGAGTTTAGGTTTATCGTGGAAGACTAGAAATAATGCGACTTGGCGAAATAAAAAATACCAAAAACAAGGATGTTTTATTCTCCCTGTCGGACAAGCCGGTTGAAACGGCTACTCCCACTCTCACTCCTACACTCACACCAACTCAAACACCTACACTAACTCCTACGATAACTGCAACATCAACACCTACACTCACTCCTACTATAACTGCAACATCAACTCCAACATTGACACCGACAAGGACAAATACACCTACACTAACACCAACAAGAACACCTACATCAACACCTACACTCACTCCTACTATAACTGCAACATCAACTCCAACATTGACACCGACAAGTACAAATACACCTACACTAACTCCTACGATAACTGTAACATCAACACCTACACTAACTCCTACGATAACTGCAACATCAACACCTACACTCACACCAACAAGAACACCTACATCAACACCTACATTGACACCGACAAGGACAAATACACCTACACTCACACCAACAAGAACACCTACATCAACACCTACACTAACTCCTACGATAACTGCAACATCAACACCAACATTGACACCGACAAGTACAAATACACCTACACTAACTCCTACG